TCCAGCGTTGCATATGGATCGCCCCAACCACCTAAGCGGACACCTTTATAGGCTAATTCTGCCCGTACCATTCCCTGTTCTTCTTCGCTTAGATCATGGTAGTGCACTGCTTTCTGATACTTCGCTAGAAATGCAGTGATAACGTAACATCCCCCACCGTTCTGCTTGGTCAAGGGGCAATCTCCGCAAACGGTCTCTTGATTCTTGTTGTTGACCGTTTCAGTCGGGAAAATCGGTCTATCCTCTACCATGTCCCATTCGATGTAGAATGTGGTCGGTAGATCGCCCGTCTTGGTGTTGCTCGTCGTTCTTGTGAGAATTTGTGCAACGTGTCCATCGGTGAATAAACTTGTTTGTACTGATAATATAACGTGTTTCTCATTCATTTTTGCTTTCCCTTTGCTGAGAGATGCCACAAAAACCCCGTCTGCTCTTTGCAGTCGTATCAAGGTTTTGCTTTCTTGACTCTCTTAATTTCAATCATTGGTGTTATCTCGTGACCGCCTCGACTGTTTCAGACGACAGAAATTGGCTTCCCGTCCAGTCGTGGTGCGAGTTCGTGGGCTTTATCAGATTTGCCCGTCTGATTGAAACGATTTGTAATTCCTGACTTGAATCACGAGATTGGTTACTCTTTTCGGTTATCAAAACCAGTCTATGACTGGCAATGGACGATTCCCGATTGATTCAAGTTGGATTCTTGCTGAACCCACTAACATAATAACATGACTGCATATTACCTGTCAACGTAAAAGAGTAAAATAATTACACCATTACGTAAAATATTAGGGTTTTTACAGTCGTGGCGCAGATTTAGCTTGCATGTTTTTTTTCTTTGGTGTACTATAGACAGCAGTTAAAACAATGATTAACAGGCAGGTTATAAAGTGTTAAAGGATTGCAATATAGTACCCGTCGAAACGTGTTCCATCTGCTCCAAGGATTCATGGTGCATGGAATTTGTCAACGAAGCGGGACTAGCAGAGGCTTTTCTATGTCACAGAGTGCCATCAGACAAGCCAGCGAAGACAGGCAACGGATATCTACATTTCCCTGATCAAAATACCAGCGAAACACGCCCCGTCAAGCCATCGGTACTACACACCACACCGAAAGAACGTAAAGCTTGTACCCGTATGACTTCCAAGGTGCTCAAAGAGCTCTGGAACATGACAACGTTGAACGATACACACAAGGCGAGGTTATTGGCTCGTGGTCTCAAGGATCTAACAAAGTATCGAAGTTATCCATCATACAATGAAACCAAGCATATAATGAAGCAATTGTCACAGCGTTACACTGACGCTGAAATGCTGACAGTCGCTGGGTTCTATCGCACTGCTAACGGTAGTGTTTGGATGCGAAGCGCAGAGAATGCAACGTTGATACCATGTGAAGACGAACGGGGCGAAATGGTCGGGGCGCAGATCAGGCACGACGACGGAACGGAGGGGTCAAAATACACATGGCTTTCTGTAAATCGACGAAAACGAAGGCGAGGCGGTTCCAAAGCGGGACTCCGACTTCATGTCGCCCAACATCCACAGACCCACGTAACTCAGAATGAAAAATCGAAGGAACTCTACCTTACCGAAGGAATTTTAAAAGCTGATCTCGTTTCGCAGGAACTGGGAATGGTGTGCCTAGGGATTGCGGGAGTGAGTGCATATGACCGTTCCGAACTGAAAAATACTATCGACAAACAACTTGCCTTGCGAGGAACGGTCAATATTGCATTTGATAATGATAGATTTAAGAATAATCAGGTAGCTAAAGCTTTAGACAGGTTAGCTAAACATATAAGCTCATGGGGATTCAAAGTGCGGTTCTGTGAATGGGACTCAAACTATAAAGGGCTTGACGACTATTTGGTTTCTGCTGGCACTCCAGAAATTGGTTATGAACCGTACACCCCACCAATTAGTATTAACTCTATGAGATCCGTACCGACCGTGGTTTTCGATGATGACGGTGAAGTTGTCAGGGAAAACGGGAAAATCGTTAAGAAAATTCAGGAAAAAATAAGGGTGGTAGACAGTAATTTCACTCCAGAAGAAGTTGAAGTTGATCTGGAAGGGTTAAGGAACTCTATGGGGTCCCGAATTACTGATTTTTCTATTAACGGGGGTAGTAAGGGTTTATTAATGCGTGCTATACCCGGACTCGGTAAAACCCATACCAGTCGGATTGTCTTGGAGTCCCTAGCAGATAAAGGAACTCTAAGACCAGTATTCGCAATGCCTAGACACGATTTAATGGTTAATCTTAAAGATTGGAAACGGATACGTCCCCGACAACCAAGATTGCATGAACAACGGTCTATCCCGTTACCTATCCTTCAGAATAGGATCGAAGACGCTATCGAAGAGGCTCATGTAACAGGTCAAGTTAACTATGGAACTCTACCCAGTCTCTGTCATCAATGGGAACGAGCCAATCAACTCGCTTCCAGAGGATGGAACGTTGTAAGTAACCTCTGCATGACCGATTGCAGTATCGGGATGGGTGAATGCTTGTATTTCAACCAGTTTGAACAAACAGGGAGACTGGCTACTGTACATGAAACACTGTTCATCCCACGGTTCTGTAACTCTATATTTGGTCAGGAAGAAGAAAATATTGACGGTTGGCAAGATACAATCCCACGATTACCTTCCGTAGCAGTAATAGATGAACCTTCACCGTCCAAATGGATCAAGACCATCGAGATCGGGTCTGAAGATATGACAAAAGCTATCGAAACTTGTTGGAGTGACGAGGTTTTGGAGCTTCTCAAGGTTGTCAGGGAAGGATATGAAGCGTTTGTTCGGGATATGGGTGGGTTGCGTACCGTTGGAGGTAAAGATCTAATCGATATACTCATCAAAACAGCAGGTGATCGTGACGTTTTGGACGAATTAGTACGTAAATGTGACCCTGATAAGGTCATAAAGAACGAAACTGTGCTCGTTAAGTTCGATTCGCTTACCGTGAACAGGAAATCCAACTTTTCTGTCAGTATTGCAGGGGAAAACTACTATATTGATTCAGCAAAAGCTAAAATACGTGCAAAAAACCTGCTGGAAGTGGAAAAAGTATATGCACTCATTAAAGAACTCCCTATCCATAGCGAATTTGATGAATCTGAAGGGGTCCCACTTAACTTTCAATCAGATTTAGTGCGTGTGCTCGATAGAGAACTAAGCAACTATGATGAAAACGGTTATAACTCCTCGATTTACTTTGATGTGCAAAAAGGTATTAGACTGAACCTCAAAAACGAACTGGCAGTTCCGTCACATGTACCTCTCATATGTCTCGATGGTCAAGGTGACCCGAAACTGCTCGAAATGTTAACGGGTAGACCGTTCGATGTCTGGTCTTACGATAAACTCCCTGATACTTCCATCGTGCAGATAGTAGATGGTGCTTACGGAGTCACTTCCTTATGGAACTCTAAGACTAAAACGCCTAAGTTTTCCTTGGATAAACTACTCGATACTATCGTGTTGCCTAAAGTGACAGAGAAACCTGAAAAATGTCTCATAGTAACTTGGAAAGTTATCGCAGATTACCTTAAAGGTCTTCAAGATACTGGGGAACTTTCCGCAGCCGTTGGGATCGAACATTATGGGAATCTCAGAGGATCTAACGAATATGAAGACAGAGAAACCGTAGTCCTTTTGGGGACTCCAAACATAAACACTAATCAGCTTGAAGAACAAGTTAACGCACTCTTTATCGGTGACGAAAGAGTGAATATGGATACCCATAGGGTCTGGGAACAATACGATTACCGTGACAGTAACGGTAAAGGATACCAAGTGCAAGTCCGAAGGTATCAGGATGAACGAGTTGAACGAATGGCGAGAATCTACAGAGAAAACGAAATGGTTCAAGCTGCTCACCGTGTCCGTCCCGTTGTCAATTCGGGTAGCCGAGAAGTAATCATTCTCAGTAACATACCTATCCCGCAACTCGCACCCACTCATTTAACCTCTGCCGAAGATTTATCGAAATCATCTATGCCGATTGATCCGAGATCGATCAAATCCAATAAGGTTCTATTACGAGAGGCGACACGGATAGCGAAAGAGGTTATGTTTGAGAACGGATATATCCGAGCAGAATTACTCGAACCCGCACTACGACTTTGGTTCGACAATTACGCTAATAAGAATACCTTTGACGAAAATGTCGAACCACCGTCACTGTCTGGCTTTCCTGTATTAAGAACCTTGGAACGATGGGTGAAAAACATCGCTAACGAAGAAGGATGGGATAGTTTGCGGTGTACAGTAACGAATAGGTATGATTTTAACGGTACAGGAACCGTAAACGTTGTCGTTTATCACGATGGAACAGTTGGAATTGAAGAAGTCTTGGAATGTGCGAAGACAGATTACCTCAATATGAAGAATATCAGTACCGAAGATGCAGAAGACTTATTGTTTGAATGGGAACTCTTTGAGAGCGGGCTAAACCCTGAAGATTTCCCAGTCGTAGAGCGGGGCGACCCCCCTTCAGAAGAAGTTCCAGATTGGTTTGAAAATATATAATTACGGAGGACAAAGATAGTGAGAATACCTAGTATAGAGAATCTGGATTCCACATATGCTTGGCTTCGGGGATGTAAACACGCCAAGGCGTTATATATTCCCCCCAAATCGGGTAGGTTTCTTTGGAGCGGTCTTACAGATACCGAAAAAGCGGAATGTGAGGCTAATAACGGAAAACTCCCGTGGACATCATGGAACTCTGCGTGGAAAGCGTTTCTGGTGAATTACGAATACACGATGACGAAATTAATAGAATCTGGGCACAAAGTAAGAACCTTAAATAAGGAGAACCAGTAATATGGAAGACCAGTTTATTGTTAGCTTTAATGACGAACTTCATCCTGAAGGGGAGTTCAGGGGAGTTATTGGTGATGTAGAGGTCGATGAGGGGCAGTTCGGAAGACAATACAAGTTCCATATAGATACAAATGAATCAGAAAGAGCCCTTTGGTTATGGACACAACTAAAGACGGGTGAGACCAGCAAATTAGGCAAACTGTTGATGGCACTCAAGAACTGTAACTACAAGGAACTGATGGAATTTCTGTCGAAGGATGGGGATAACCCCGAATTTGATGTCAGAAACACTATCGGGGCTGCATTAATGGTAACAGTTGAGCATAAAGAGAATCAACAAGGGCAAGCCAGAGCGTATATAACAGATTTTAAGGGTCTGGAAGGTGATATCGAGCAAGAGGAGATACCATTTTAATGGATGACAAAAAGATTAAAGTCCCTACAATATATCTTGCGGGAACCCATAGTAAGGACTGGAGAGGTGAAATTTGCAATTCTTTTCAGATAGAGGATAAAGCTAAGGATTATAACAACCTGCTATGGTCATCAGATTTTGCTGTTTTGGACAGGTTCAATGGTGTTGGGTTGAAAAGGTTCCATGAAGATTTTAATAATGATATTGACGAGGTTTCTGATTCGGATGGAATATGCAAATCGATTCGTCAGGCTACGGAGAAAGCGGATCTTATATTTATTTATCTATCGACACCTCCCGACCCTCTAACCCTTTTAGAGGCAGGGGTGATTTTGGGACAGGAAAGAATCCCGATTGAGGGGTTTGATCCGATGCAGCCACATTCCAGAGTCGTGGTGTACATGGATGAACTCGCACAAAAAAGGATAGCTAAAGATCCTGTCTACAGGTACTTGTCGGAATTAACTGTATATTCTCCTCCTGTGACAATAAATAACGCTTTAAAGAATTGGATATATAAATTTAACTATGACCTGCTTTTACACCCGGATAGTCCGATAGAGAAAGTGTTTTTTGAGTATTGGCTGGAAGAAATGTGGGCAGATCGGGATATCGGGACTCATCTGGAACCCAACTATCCTGTATACAACTCTGTAGCGGGACAGAATTTCTATATAGATTTCGTTCATCCTGAAACTCAGGTCGCTGTTGAGCTTGATGGGATGGGGCATTTCGGGGAGAATGTCCCTGAGGATGCTGAAACTACGTACCGCAAATATCTGGATGAAGATAAAATCCAGAAACATTATCAACGCCACCGATTATTACAGGAAGATGGGTGGGAACTGGTAAGGTTTACGGGCCGAGAAGTGAATAACAATACTGTAGCTTGTTGCGAATTTGTCCAGAAGGTTATTAGGTCAAGGATGGGAGCGGTGAAGACACCTGACCCCGGATTGCTTCAGACAGGCAAAGAACTGAAACGGTTGCGTGTAGATGCGGGGTTAACCCAAAAGCAAGCCTCGGAAGTTACGGGTCTGCAAAGAAGAAGGTTCTCAGATTTCGAGCGAGGGTTGCTGTATCTGCCTTCTGATTCAGAGGCGTTACTGAGGAAGAAGTATCACGAATTAATCCAACCTAAGCTGGATCAAATCTTAGAAGAAGTTCCACTAACGTACTCTGATGAGGACAGGCTTGTTGAAACAGGGAACTTGGGGGAGGCTTCGGTATGAAGGGGATAACCTTGACACAACAAGAGATGGTCTTGGGGTGTACCGTAGGGCTGACGAGGTATGCAGAAAGCATTTCCAAGAACAGGAAACCTCGGTTCCCAGAACAGTTTCCAGATCAAATGTTGCTTTTTCATCAGTTGGGCGCATGTGCTGAAGTCGCTTTTTGTAAGTTTGCAGGTCTATTTTATTCTCCTACGGTGAACAAGTTCGGTCACCCTGATATCGGTGACGATATTGAGGTGAGATGGAGTAGTAGGGACACTTTAAAAGTTAGCCCTAAAGATAATAATGTTTACTGTATATCCATGAGTGGGAATTTACCAACGTTTGTGTATAACGGCTGGATTTGGTCGGAAGAAGCTAAACAGAAAAAGTGGGAAGCTGATCCGGGCGATTGGGGGAAACCAGCTTTTTTTGTTCCAGTAACCGATCTTCGTCAAGGTAAGATTGAGAGGGATGCGGAAGTTGTCGAAACCTCAACGGTTACGGGTTGATCTCCAGAATTTAAAGTTCCCGTCGCTTAATGAGATGTACGGGGGGAACCATTTCGTCAGGGCCAAGATTAAGAAAACATTTGGGATAGTATTAAAAGCAATATTCAGGCGAGAATTTCGTCCTGTTAACCAGTATCCCTTTAAGATCCAGTTTACTTGGTATTTCCCTGATTTTAGGACAGATCCTGATAATCGTGCTGGGGTTGGACAGAAAATAGTGCTTGACTCTTTACAGGATGCTGGCATTATTAGGAACGATACCTTGAAGGATGTGAACTATATTTCACATTCTTTTAGTCTCGATAGGGAAAATCCGAGATTAATAATCAGGTTAGATGAACCGCAACCTGAAAAGGAAGAGAGTTCGGATAACCAGTTAAGTTTTTTATAAAGGAGAGTGTATGTTAAGCGGGTTGAAATTTTCTTACGTAGACGTTATCGAGGAGCTTCTTCAGGCAGAGGGACTATGGGTGGACGATCCTGACGATAAGGGAGGGGCAACTATGCGGGGTATAACGCTAAAATCTTATTGTGCATATCTCGGTAGAGATGTCTCTAAAGATGAGTTGAGGGACCTATCCAAAGAAGATGCTGTTAAGTTCTATAAAGGAACGTATTGGGACGGTGCAAAAGTAGATACATTCAGTGATGAATTGAAGCATTTGTGGATGGATATGAGTGTCAACCACGGAAAACGGAACGCAGGTAAGATTTTGCAGCAAAGCGTTAATACGAAAGAGAATGCAAATGTTCTGGATGTGGACGGGATTGTAGGGAGTGGCACGTATAATGAAATAGGCATCCTTGGTATTAAGGATGTTTTAGTCGAAAGAGCAGTGTTTTTCGTTAATAATATCTTTGATGGGTCTCGATACCTAAAACGTACACCTCAAGCTAAATTTATACGTGGATGGTTCTTTCACAGGGTGTTCCATTTCCTCACTTATCCGTTGGAGGTTGTTATTAGGAAAAGGGATGCGGAAATCGAGGTATTAAATGAACGTGTTAAGGAGTTGGAGAATGCTTGAAGCTGTTGCTGTTTCTGGTGGTGTTGTTTTAGTTACAGCTTTACTGATTCTATTTATACGAAGGTTACAGAGTGGGATTAGGTGAGATACTCAAGGGATATCTATACTGGAAAGGATGGAGGTCTCTATGGAAAAGGGGCAGGAAAGCTAATCAAGAAGCTATTGAAGACCTTCTTAACCAAATTAGGATTTCTGGTAAGACCGTTTCTGAGACCGAAGAAGTAGAGAGGGTTCCTATCATGGAAAGCAAATCTAAATCGTTTACTGACAGTGAACTTTATGAAAAGGAGCGTCAGGTAGGGATAGAAAATTACCATTGGTAGCTTATGAAAACATACAGGATAACGTACACCCAAGCCAGCGAAAACACGGTTGAGATAGAGGCTTCTAATGCTAAGGACGCATGGGAGCTAATCAAGAAGGGGGACCTTGAGAAGAATAAGAGTGTTCTGTGGAATATTCAAGGAAATAGTGTGTTCAAGGTCAAACTAACAGAAGAAATAACGAAGCATATAGCGAGTAATCCAGCGTGAAAAAGGATAGGAATATATATACTATTTGCCCCACTTGTAACAAGGAGTTCTCTTATATACCTAGAAGTATCAAGAAACAGACGTATTGCAGCCATCCATGTTACTTGAACAATTCTGAGAACAAGTCTAAACGAAGGAAAGTTTTGAGCCATTATTATAATAAGGATTGATAAGGATTGATATGGGTGATCTTTTCTGGTGGATTGCAACTCTGATCGTTGTTTCTATTATATTAATGTTTTCTATTATTGGATTAATCACAACAGTTGGATGGGTTGTAGTTCGCTTTTTGGGATGAGGTATCCCAAAAAGCGAAGGTTTAAGGTTGAATGGATAGAGAAAATCGTTGAGAAGAGACCTACCTTTTGGCGCAGGTTTATTATTTGGTTTAAGAAATCTTTTTGGGATAAATAGGTAAATTCAGTTATGGGGCAGTTTTCCCGATTCACAGCGGGATAATAGGTCGGTTCGGCAGATCTGGCCTATTTACTGCCCCTTGGTTTAAAAAATCCTTTTGGGATAGGTCGTAATGTTTAGTTTTATATTAATGGTAGTTTCAGCTTTTGTTGTTATGTATGCTGCTGTATGGCTTATTAACGAGATATATAGGAGATAATATGGCTAAAGCGGGGAGGCCTTACTTGAAAGAGGTAAAGCCTGAACAATACAAAGAAACTATAATTACGATGATGAGATATGGCACTAATGTAGACCAGATTGCGAAAAATTTAAATATGAATGAATCTACTTTGGGTGATTTCATCAGGAAAGAAGGTATAGATTGGGATTTAAGACGCAGGTCTTGGGGGTGGAAAACTGAAGGAAAGCTGAATAGGAGAAAGAGAGGTAGATAAGGAAATATGAATAATTTGAAACGGACTTGGAAGTATTCAGAGGAAGAGAAACGTCATGGTGTGTTTCTTTATATGCTTTGCGGTAGATCGTTTCAACGTGCAGCGGAGATGATGGGGGAGCCGTGTACCAGAGATCGTATACGGTCATGGGTCGAGACTTATAGGCATGATGGAAGGTTTGAAGAGATAACGGCTGAAGCGGAAGACTTGTTCGCTAAAACCCTAATGACTGCTGCGGGAACTACCCTTTCAGTTATGATGAGTAACTTGGAAGAAGCGGATTTAAGGACACAGTTACTTGTTTTTGACAGAGTTATGCACTATTATAATACGTTTAGGGATCAACCTGTACAGTTGACTGCACAGCATAAAACCGTTGTGAGTATCACTGAAGGTGAAGTAAAAAAAGAGATAGAGAAGGTGTATGGTGGACTTATCAAATCAATCTCTAGTGGACCTGTGGGAAACGGCTTACCTGAATCATCCCCAGTTGTTAGTGGAAAACTTGGGGCAGATGACGGCAGCAATGGGAGCACTGTTAAAGGTACAGAGCAAGAGTAGGGAACTCGTACCTTTTATCCCTAACGAAACCCAGATGAGGATCTATAGGGAAATCTTCAGGCAACAGGAAGAAGGGAAACCTGTCCGTATCCTTGAGTTGAAAGGAAGACAGCAAGGTAGTTCTACAGGGATAGGGGCTTATAATTTCCTGCGTACTATCTGTGAACCGGGGACTAATAGCCTTATTATCACTGAAGAGAAGGGGGGGTCTGCCTCCAATATTTTCAGTATGTATAGACGGTTCCATCAGTATTTACCCTTACCTGTATCTACAGAGTCAGCGAGAGAAGGGCATCTGTTGAAACTAGCCCCTCCTGTTAATAGTCAGATTAAGGTTGAAGGGGAAAAGAACGTTACGTCCTATACCTTTCAGATGGTACATCTATCTGAAGCTGCGTTCTTTACTAATCTCTCCAAAACGTTAGCCATGCTTTTTCAGACAGTACCTGATGACCCTTCCACATTGATAATACTTGAAACTACTGCTAATATGGCAGGGGACGATTTCGCTATTGAATGGACAAGAGCACAGGAAGGTAAATCTGATTTCTCTGCTTTGTTCATTCCGTGGTATGTTCATAACGAATATAAGACTCCGTTCAAAACAGATGCGTCCATGAAAAGGTTTGAAGATTCCGTAGGGACAGCAGCGAATGATATGTACGGTGATGAAAGACGGCTTTTCGAGCAGTACCCGGAGATGAGTCTTGAGAGTTTAAGTTGGAGAAGATCGGCAATAAGGAACCGTACTCAGGGCAGTATTTCGGAATTCATGCGACAGTACCCTGCCACAGCAGAAGAAGCGTTTCAGGCTAGTAATAACAGTATATTTGATATGGGGGTTCTTTCTCGTTGGTTGGAGAAAACTGTTCCCGCAGGGTATCGGGGTTACTTTGTTTCTAGAAACGGGGAGCCTCATTTTGAAGAAGACAGTGCTGGTATTGTTCATATCTGGGAAGAACCTCATCTTTATCTTGAATACGTTGCAGGGTCTGACCATGCGGAAGGGTTGGATAGTGGGGATTATTCGTGTTGCTTGATCTTTAAGCGGATGCCGTTACAGCTTGTGGCTAAGATAAGAGGGTTTGACGGAAGACAAGTTCCCATAGACGAATTCGCAGAACAGATGTGGTTAATCTCACTTTATTATAATCAGGCTTATTGTTGTCCTGAGAATAATGCGGATGGTGGTACGGTTGCACATATCCTTAGAAACGAATATACTTACCCGAATTTGATTACTGAAGAGATGTTAGGGTTGTTCGCTCACAAGACTGACAGGATAGGTTGGCGAAATACTTCAGCTACCCGTAGGAGAGTTGTCGCTAGGGTGCAGGAAGCTATTCATAATGAAGAAATGATTGTACCTGATGAGAAACTCATACGGGAATGCCAGACTTTTGTGGCAGTCAACGGAAGACCACAAGCGATGAAGAAAGGTAAAGGTAGACGGATCGGAGAACCTGAAGACGGGTACTATGATGATGAAGTCATTGCTTGTGGAGGATGTTTGTTGGCACACGATGCTTTACCATTACCGAAATCTTCGCAATATTATGAGTCGAAGCATGAACCATTATGGTCGGACGTAGACAACCTTATAGGCGGGAAACATTATCTGGATTTAGTTTAAGGGGGAGGTTATGGCGAAAGGCAAGAATTTTGAGGAGATGACTAAAGAGGATGACATCCTTGAAGTTTTTAAGTCTATGCGTGATGAAGCACGTGAGAAGGTTGAACCCAGAGCAAAGGAAATACAGCGCAATTATCTGACGTATTTGGGGAACCATTATCTGAGAGAGAATGAAGAGGGGTGGACCGCTGATGATAAAGCACCTTCGTGGAGGTTCAGGGTTAAGAGGGATATTATAGGCCCTATGGTGGATACTTTACGCCCCATCCTAATGAGGGGATACCCTAAATATTACGTTGAAGCGGATTACCCTGAATTACCTGCCATGATTGAGACGGAAGATGGTCAGCAGGTCCCTACGCCTATGCGAGAAGGTGACAGTGCTAGGTTTCTGCAAAATATTCTGGAAGCGTTCCATGAGGAACGAGGTGAAGGGATAGAGGTAGCTAAACTGCTGGTTGACGTTCTTGTTGGCGGGATTGCTTACCGAAAGGTGACGTTTTGTCCACAGACGAATAGGGTGAGGTTACCCCACTTGAATTTTGAAGATCTTTTGCCTGACCCTTACGGAACACGTAGCGATTTCGGGGACCATAAATATGTGATTATACGTAATGAGATGGATTGTTATGATATTGAACGTATTTACGGGGTTAAAGAGAAGGATTTCGGTGGAGATAACGAGGATGATTTTGGTGACGGCTTATTCAAAACTGTTAAGACGATGTTTAATAAGAAGAGCAGCCAGAAGAAAGATACTGTTGATCAGAACGAAACATGGAAACGGAGAAGGTATGATGTGTGGGAGTTGTATTATAATGAAATGACTCCGATGGAGACAGAGTTCGGTAAAGCTCCCCCTAAAGCTGTGCGTTACCCTAAAGGTAGGCATATTGTTATCATTAACGATAAGGTGGTTGCTGTAGACAGGGAGAACCCTTATTGGCATGGACAGTTCCCGTTAATTACATATAACGCTAACCCGCTACCACATGAGTTTTTTGGTAAAAGTGATGTGGACTCAATGGTCTCTATTCAGAGTGCGGGGAACATTTTGCAGAACATGGTTATTCAGAACGCTATGTTGTCCACCAACACCCAATGGATTTATGAGGAGGGGGCATTGTCAGCCGAGGAACTGACAAATGAGCCCGGGCTAATGATACCAGTGGCTCCCGGGGGGATAGGTAGACTTCAACGATTAGAACCCGCAAGCATTAGTCGGGATGCAATGGCTTTGATAGAGCAACTTGAAGGTCATGCACGAAGCGATATTTCTGGGGTTCAGGATGTGATGATGGGAAGAGAACCGACATCCAATTCGTCAGGGGTACTAGCGAATACATTGCAAAGTGCTGCATTGACAAGGCAGGGGTTCAAGATACAGTCACTTGATGAAGGGTATAAACGTCAAGCGATATTGGAAGTATCGTTAATACAGCAGTTTTATAATTTTGAAGACCCCCACGTTACACGTAAGATGCAGATGGGAGAGCTTATGCAATGGAATGAAGCGATACGTAACCTGACATATGATGTTGTAGTGGAATCTAAAGCTGATATGCCACATAACGTGGTTTCTCGAATGAATATAGCTATGCAACTGATGCAGATGGGTGTATTCGATATCATGGAATTCTTGGATTATACGGGGTTGAAGATACGTGAAGATCTGAGGAACCAGTTGATTGGGGCCAGTTTAGGTGGTGGAGGTCAGCAAGGTCAAGGTCAGGGAGGTATTGCTGGTCAGGAGAATCTTGGATCAGGGGTTCCACAACAAGCGATACCATCTATGTAATGAAGGAGATAAGCGAAGAACTGGTTAGGTCATTATTAGAGGATGATAATGTACCTTTTGCAGAAATCAATTTAAAAAAACATAAAGGGACCCTTACTTATCTTGAGGTACGCTTGAAAGCGATAGATGAAGAAGGGATCGCTTGGATAATGAAGGTTTTGGATTATGCCAATCAGCGAAACAAAAAAAGCGCAGGATCTGGTGATAGAGTACAAGGTACGGTTGGAGGAAGCGTTGAAACCCAACGCAATCCTGAACCAAAGATTGATAAGGGTGATAGGCTTAAATACAGAGGTTCTTCTTGAAAGCATGACGCAGACTGCACAGTTACGAGATGAAGTGGGTAGAATGCGGGCTGATATGAAGAGTATTGCTAAAAAAATTATTGACAAATAGGTTTTGATGGTGTATTAGTTTTTATATTCGTATTTTCTCCTTCGTTTCGTTTGCCCGAAACGGTTGTCTGGTGCGTTGCCTCCGTAATGTACCAGACTGAAATCATAAATTTTAATGGACAAGTCGTTAAGACCCCAAAATAAAAAGGTGTAAAAAATGTTAGAAGACCAAGGCTCACAAGCTGCTGAAGAAACAGGGAACTCCGATCAAGGAACAAACCCTGTTGCACAGGAGAGTACAGTCACCGCAACTCCAGAACTGGATGAAGCGGGAAGCGAACTGCAACTGATGCGTGACGAGATGGATAAGAAAAATGTCCATGCTCAGAGAAAGATTACGCAGATGGGGCAGGATAATTCACAGATGCGAGATGATCTAAGTCAAAGGGATGGTGAGGTGCAACAACTTCGCCAACAGGTGAACGAGCTACAATCTAACCAGTCCCAATATATGTCTAATTACGGTATGGAAAACGAGCAGGAAGCCAAAACAGGTGATAATGGTCGTATAGACATGCTTGAAAAGGCATTAGGTGACACGATTAACGAGATGTATAGTATGCGTGAAAATTTAGCTCAGGCTGATGCGGGCTCAAAGCAAACTCAACGGGTTCAACAGTACAAGGATAATTACGGTATGACCGATGATGATGCTCAACTTGCGATCCAGTACGAGGATGCGGGAGAGTTTCCTAACGCTCACAAGGTTATTGAGTTAGCTTCAGCGCAGAACAGGTCACGGGAATCTGCAAACCAGAGACGAGGTTCATATTCTTCTACTGAGGGGAGTTCTTCTTCTTCTCTATTTAAGAGCGCAACTGACAATAAGGCTGCTGTCGATAATATCTTAGGGGGTTCTAGGACTCCCGAAGAGGTGGCGAGTCTAATCGCTGATGATCCTAGCTTAATTGACAAGTTGGGCGACAGTTTAAAATTTAGCAGTGAGTAACTACAGTCAGGACGGGCCGGACTAGAGACTGGCCCGTCTTCTCTCTAGTGGGTGTAGTGAACAACTTTAATTCTATAGGAGTTTACTACAATGCCAGCTATTCTTGACCAAATCAGTATAGCGACCTTAGCGATGCACCCTGACCTCAACACTAAACTGTTGAGTAGAGATTCTGCACTCTTGCGGATCTTACAGGCTAAATCGTCTAGCATGACAGGGTCGCCTCTGAAAATTAAGGTCAGATATAAAAGAAATAATGGCGGTTGGTACGCAGGTTTCGATACTTTCAATACCGCAAGGGTTGAACAGTTAGCCGAAGGTAGCGTGAACTGGACTAATGTCTATGTTAACGTTACTGTAGACGAAGACACCTTGGTAACAAACGCTGGTATGACGATCAAAGACCTTTTGAGCGTCAATTCACTTAAAAACCTACCTAAACGTGACCGAGTTACCCTGATCAATATCTTTGGTGCTGAACTTGAAGGTGCGATAGACGACAAGCAACAATTGTTGAATTCTGCCATCTATACAGGTGCTTCAAGTGCCAAACAATTGACAGGTCTTGACGGTATCATTGCAGGTTCAACAGCCCACCCCGGTGCTTACGCTGGTATGGCTGCTGCTGATCTAGGTACATTCGATGATGGACGTAGAGGGTTCCTTAGCGGGACTGATGGTTCTTCTACTAAGGATAATGTATGGGCAGCTAAGACGAAAACATTTCTTCCTACGCAGTCTGTATTGCTTGAAAATCTAGCCGATGGTTTAAATGACTGTAATCAAGGGTCTTCTGACGGAATTGATTATGTCATTATGCCACTCGATATTTGGTCTTCTTTAGAACTGCAACTTGAAGGTCAGAAGACTCGTCCTAACGAGAACCTTTCTGCTATCGGGTTCCGCACAAATATCGAATGGGTAAGTTTCGGTTGTACTTTCGTTGCTGATCCTTTCTGCCCTGCTGGTACAGTTTACGGTATCAACACTAATCATCTTAAACTAGCGACACATCCGGGTCTGCAAATGGAAATGTCACAGTTTAAAGAACCGACAGATCAAGCTGCTATTACAGCACAGGTTAAGTCGAAGTTGCAAACATGGTGCGATGATCGTGCCAAGCACTTCAAAATAGACGGCTTAACTGCCTAAAGGGAGGATGATATGGCTACTTATAAGCGTAAAAAGACTCCAGATTCGTTAGGACTGGAAACTGTCACTGCTGCCGAATTACTTGCTGATACCACTTATGTAGGGTTGGTTGAAGTTACACCTGATACAGGTGATGCTTTTACCGTTTCTAAAGTGGGGGCGATTTTCTGGTGGTTGATTGCTGCTGATGGGGCTGTACAGAAGCTCTATGCTTCTAATCGTGCACCTGTGACGCTGATCACTGACGGTGTAGATCAAGGGGATATTGATCCAGATTGATGAACTAAACTAAACTAAGGGTGCGGGGTTAGTTCCTCGCACCTTCTTTTTAACTGCCGTTATAAGGGTGGGAGATGGAGGAATTTAATGGCTATTACTTTTACAAGAAGAAGAAACGCTTGGACGAGTTCTGAGAAGAATTCAGCCTATTCAGTAAACATACGTAAACGAGCTTTAGGGGCAACCTTAGATGCTAATGGTAACCTCAGTATTTATCGACCTGCATCAGGTGGGGGTTTAGGTCTCCATATTGAACAGGAAGGTACGGCTGCTTGTTTGCAACTCACAGGTGGTGGTATTCAACCTGCATATGAGACAATCGCTACCACAACTGCTAATATTACAGCCAAAGCCTTAACGACATACGGTGTCAGTGACATAAAGACAACGGCTTCATGGACTGTCACTGCGACTCTAGCTGATCTCGATGCTACAGCGGTAGGGAGGACAAAGACTGTTACTCATAGTGCTCATGGGGGTGTTGTTACGATTACCCCTGTCACTTTAGGGAATGGTCAGAATGTGCTCTTGAACACTGCGGGGGAAGCTGTAATATTTGTTTGGGATGGTATTCAATGGAACGCAATCCTTAGTAATACGGCTACTGTGTCATAATAAGAGGTCTGTATGTCTTTTACATTAAAAGACCTCAAGACCGAATTGCGTCTACGTATAGGTGAACCGACAGATGGTACAGTCGGTTCATCTGTTACTTATCAGGACGAAACAGGTGTCGATGAGGCAACTTTAGCTTTAAACCTTGCTCATAAGAAAGTCTGTGACGATGCTTTGTCCATAGGTTACGCTCTTCTACAGGGTCGTAAGAATATGGCAGTCGTTAACAGTACGAGAGAATACTCTCTTCCTTCCGATTTCTCTTCTGTTTTAGACCTATTCCATTTACATGACGGTAGTTTTTACCGATTATCTCGTCATCCTTTACGCATGATGAAAGACGGGTTGTCTGTCAATACGACTGGTACAACTTACACTCATTATGATGTGTTCGGTAGGGCTGGAGATGTCTTGGTGGAAAGTACGGTTACTACGGGCTTAACCAGTTCATTCGTTGACAGTCTTAACGATTTCACTTCAGGGGCCTTGGGTGCTGTAGGTGATATTGTTTTTAATCTGACAGATGGAAGTCAGGGTACAATAACTGTGGTGAATGGGAACACGGTAACAGTAGACGGGTTAGTCGGTGGCAGAAACAATGAATTCGACCTTAATGACAGGTATCATATAGAAACCAAGGAACAGATACTGGATGTACTGCATGTGTATCCTGCGATTAGTGCTGGGTTTGATTTGTATACTGCACAAGCTACTGTTTCTTGGGGGAGTAATGCAACTTTAAGCTGGACACCAACTGATGAAGTGATATTGTACTCGATTACTGTAACGTTAGGTTCGGCTATAAGTTCTCCTGCGAGGGTTTCAGTTACGAATTTAGCTAACGCAACAATAGGTTCAGCCGTTACGGGTGATAACGAAGCGGTCTTTGCTCAAGGGATTAAGCTGGATGCAGGGGTTGCTTATGATATTACAGTAGCCGATAGTCTAGGGGCTTCGGTTACACCTACCTCTTACGGTATTAAAGGGTATACGGGATCAGAAGAATTAGAACTTCATTATTCCCGTGTTCCAATGGACATGTCAGCACTTACCGATTACTCTGAATTACCTGATTGGGCTAAAGAAGCGGTTTTGTTATGGGCTATATACCTTTCAACATGTAAGATGTTTGGGGGTGAAAGTAATCAGTCTGCTCAGGCCAGAACGCAATATGAGTTTGAATTACAGAAAGTGAAACGGTTTATGAGGGTTAAAGATCAAGATAGGCTTAACCTTGTAACAGATGTTGTAGGGAGCAAGTCTATACCTACTCATAAGAATGTACCTATTAACATATCGTTACCATTAGGTTAGGAGAGAGATATGCCAAGGAAGATGGGGACTAAGCAAACTACGGAGAAAATATCAGCGAGTGGTAATTCGGTAATAGCGCAAGGCACAGCTACTCAGATACATCCGGGGGCATCTGCTCCTTGCAATATAGGGATAACACTTAAAGCGTATTCAGCGAACAGTGTTGACATTTTCGTAGGGAGTCTAGGTGTTTCGACTACAAGCGGGTTCGCTATAAGCCCCGGAGAAACTGTGTCTTTAAGACTGGATAATATCCAAGATATTTTTGCGATTACTACAACGGGATCACAGATCTTGTCATATATAGGAATGTAGGAGGACACCATGCCTAGAGCGCAAAGTGAATTTTCGGTAATGCAGGAACTCGGTAATGCTATCGGGCAAACTAATGAAGGTGAACTGGACGTTAATGTAGTAAACGCCTTGTCTACCGAAGATCTGAATAGTGCGATAGCTGATTTAGAAGCGATACGTGCTGCGTTGGTTGACGGTGGGGGTGTCAGTATTTCTGTAGCTAACATGGATGTTGATCTCGATGATTTGGAGAAGATTTTTAATGGTGGATCATCTGTTGGTGTAGGGGGGCCTACTTTTGATATAGGTCAACTGATGACTGACATTAAGGCATCTATTCAACTCTTGGACGATGCTGTAGGTACAACTAACGGCACTTCTCCCACTAAAGGGAAACTTGTTGGCGGGAAAGATAGCGGGGGAGATTTTCAGCCTCTAAAGATTGCTACAGATGGTACGTTGCAAGTAGATATAGGGTCCACTATAACAGAAACGAATTCAGCAGCTATCAAGACTGCGATAGACACGATTACAGCAGCGGTTAATAGTAGTAAGATGGATGTTAATCTGTCAACTTCAGGGATAACTCTTCCTGTTAGTGGCAGCTTTTTTCCTGCCACGCAACCTGTATCAGGGACGGTAGGGGTTTCTGGAACGGTAACGGTTGATGGAAGTGCTTCAACGCAGCCCGTATCAGGGACAGTTACAGAAACAAACTCAGCAGCTATAAAAACCTCGGTAGAAGCACTCGACAACGCTATTGCTGGTAACGAAATGCAGGTAGATGTAGTTACTATGCCTAACGTGACAGTAAATGGAACAGTAACTGCTAATGTGGGTACAGGGACTCAAGGTGTTTCGGGTACTGTTGCTGTTTCAGCTGTTTCAGGTACGGTAACCACTACTGAAGGTAGCGGAACAACGATAGCTACTAACACAGCTAAAATAGATGACGTTCAAGCTGCTGATGCGGGTACTAACCCAGCCAAAGGCGTGATGATGGGGGGTACTGACGGTAGTAATTTACAGTACCTTTTAACTGACGGTCAAGGTCATTTGCAAGTAGATGTCCTTTCAGGTGCTTCAGGGGGTACAGTAGATACGGAACTGACAATTGCTGACTTGGATACGGGTGTTGGAACTGACACCAAAGCTGTTGTGGGGGTAGCATTAGCAGAATCAGGTGGGGGTCAACTTTTAGGTTCAGCTAACCCTATGCCTGTAAGCGGGACGTTCTGGCAAACCACTCAACCTATAAGCGGTTCAGTTACAGAAGCGAATTCAGCAGCTATTAAAACTGCGGTAGAAGCACTCGATAACGCTATTGGTGGTAACGAGATGCAGGTTGATGTTGTAGCTGCGTTACCAGCGGGAACTAACAATATCGGTGATGTTGATATAGCTTCAGCTTTACCTGCTGGAGGGAATAATATCGGTGATGTGGACATAGCGTCTGCAAGTTTCGAGGCTTCTGATGGGGCCACTGCACCCACCAAAGGTGTGATGATAGGAGGAAAAGACGGGGCTGATTTCCAAGTACTTAAAGTTAATAGTGACGGTGAGCTTGTGGTCAACCTTGAAGCATCCAGTCTTAATATCGGTGACGTAGACATAGCTTCTGAACTTCCAGCAGGGTCTAATAATATAGGTAACGTTGATATTGCTTCTGCATTACCTGCTGGAGCTAATGCCATAGGTAAACTGGCAGCCAACGATGGAGTGGATATAGGTAACGTTGATGTGACCAGTCTACCTTCAATACCAACAGGGGCTAATGCCATTGGTAAATTGGCAGCTAATTCGGGAGTGGATATCGGTGACGTTGATGTACTTACTCTTCCTCCGATACCAGCAGGGACTAATAACATAGGCGATGTGGATGTTGCTTCTGCCTCGTTTGAACATGCTGAAGATGAAGCACATACAACTGCTGATAAGGGTGTTCATATATTAGCAGTCAGGAAAGACACTGCTGCTGCTCAAACAAATGCTGATGGAGATTACAGTTCACTATTAACAGATTCTGATGGTAAGTTGCATGTTAATGCTGGACCAATGGCTGCTCAGATAGCGGGTGATGTCAATATTGGAGATGTTAGTCTCGCTCCAAGTCTTGCTGATGGGGGTTCATTAACGGGTGTTGAAGGTCTTGCTGTAGGTGGTAAGGATGGCAGTGGTAACTTCCAGATGCTAAAAGTTAACGCTGACGGGGAACTGGAAATTAACTTAGAGGCTTCCACTCTTAATATCGGTGATGTCGATATAGCTTCTGAACTTCCTGCTGGCACGAACAACATTGGTGACGTAGACATAGCTTCGGCACTTCCTGCCGGGGCTAATGCGATAGGGAAATTAGCAGCTAACTCAGGTGTTGATATCGGAGATGTGGATGTACTTACTCTTCCAGCGTTACCCGCAGGGACTAACAATATAGGTGATGTCGATATTGCCTCTGCCATACCAGCAGGTAACAATAATATAGGTAACGTAGATGTGGTTACTCTTCCTAGTTTAGCAGCCGGGACTAATGCTATTGGCAAATTAGCTGCTAACTCAGGGATTGATATCGGTGATGTTGACGTAACCTCTTTACCGTCTTTAGCAGCGGGTACGAATAATATCGGTGATGTTGATATTGCCTCTGCTGGGTTTGAAGCTGTTGACGGAGCTACTGTTCCAAGTAAAGGCGTAATGATAGGCGGGAAAGATGGGTCTGATTTCCAAGCTGTAAAGGTCAATAGTGATGGCGAACTACTTGTTAATTTGGAAGCGTCTTCCATTAACATTGGAGATGTAGACATAGCTTCTGCATTACCCGCAGGAAACAATAATATAGGTAACGTGGACATAGCGTCTTCTTTACCCGCAGGTGCTAACGCTATAGGTAAATTAGCTGCCAATAGCGGAGTAGACATTGGCGATGTAGATGTCACATCTTTACCGTCTTTACCAGCGGGTGCTAACGCTATAGGTAAATTAGCTGCTAATAGCGGAGTGGATATCGGGGATGTGGACGTTACTAGCTTACCTTCACTACCCGCAGGGAATAATAATATAGGGAATGTGGACATTGTTACACTGCCGTCTTTAGCAGCAGGAACTAACGCTATTGGCAAATTAGCTGCTAACTCAGGGGTTGATATCGGTGACGTTGATGTAACGTCACTACCAGTACTTCCAGCGGGAAACAATAATATAGGGAATGTCGATATTGCGTCTTCTCTTCCTGCTGGGACTAATGCGATAGGCAAGTTATCAGCCAATAGCGGAGTAGATATTGGTGACGTTGATGTAACCAGTTTACCATCACTTCCAGCAGGGAATAACAATATAGGTAACGTTGATATTGCCTCTGCTTTGCCCGCAGGTACTAATGCTATAGGCAAACTGGCTGCTAACACTGGCGTTGATATAGGCGATGTAGATGTAACATCGTTGCCATCAATCCCTGCGGGCACGAACAATATTGGTGACGTTGATATTGCATCTGCCAGTTTTGAAGCTGCGGATGGAGCTACTGCACCAAGTAAAGGTGTAATGATAGGTGGGTTAGCTGGCACTGATTTTCAAGCACTTAAAGTTAATGCTGATGGAGAGCTTGTTGTTAATCTTGAAGCGTCCACTCTTAATATCGGTGATGTCGATATAGCTTCTGAACTTCCTGCTGGCACTCAAAATATTGGGAATGTAGATATAGCCTCTGCTATACCTGCTGGGAATAACAATATAGGCAATGTGGATATAGCTTCTGCGTTACCAGCGGGTAATAACAATATAGGTAACGTAGACATTGCGTCTTCTCTTCCTGCTGGGACTAATGCAATTGGTAAATTATCAGCCAATAACGGGGTGGATATAGGTGACGTTGATGTTACTTCGTTGCCAGCATTACCAACTGGAAGCAATGCGATTGGTTCTGTAACAGTTACTTCCGCACCAACAACTGCTGTAACAGGTAGTTTTTATCAGGGAACTCAACCCGTAAGCATAGCTTCTATGCCAACAACTGCTGTCACTACTGTACAGAGTGCTTTCGATACAGGGCAAAATGCTGCTGTAGGTACTACTAGAGTACAAGTTAAATCAGCATCTCAGGCATTGCAATCTGGTATAACGGTTGTAGCTTCTAGTGCAAATACTGCTAGTATTTTTCTTGGTGATAATGGTGTTACTAGTAGTGGAGGCACTATAGGATTTGAGTTAGCTGCTGGTGCAGGGTTTACTTTTAGTTTAAGTAATGCTAACTTGTTATATGCCATTTCAGCATCAGGAACTCAAACTGTAAACTTCGTATCAATGTAGAGGAAAAGATATGGTCCCTTTTGGATATATACCTCCCCCCTCATCTGGTGGTGGAGGTGGTGGCGGTGGAGCAGGTGAAGTAGAGATTGCTGTAACTGTTGCGACTAGCCCTAATAGATTTGTGATTGATGGAGTTTCACAACAGGATTTCACTATTCTTCCGGGTATGATCTACAAGTTTGATGTTAGTGCAAGTAGTAATTCTGGTCATGTATTAGCTCTTTCACTCACTGATAATAACTCTGGCAGTTCGGAATATACTTCAGGACGAACAAGATCAGGAACTCCCGGTACTACTGATGCTTATGTCCAATGGGATGTGCCTCTGAATGTAGCTGATACTGTCTATTATTATTGTACACAGCACTCTGCTATGGGTGGAGCTTTGACCAAGACAGGTACTGGTGGTGCTGCTGGTATTGCTGAAATGGAATTTACTACAGATGGGCTTGAAGATGATATCGCAGCTCTAGCATTTAAGGTTGCAGCTAATAGCAGTTTGGATGATTTCAGTTTATCTAACCAAATAATAGATGATTTTAAAACAGAAGCTGATTCAAATATAGATACCAGCTTAAGTGTTGATGAACAATATTCTTCTACTAGGTGGGGTGGTTCTGTTGTAGGATCAGGTGCATTTACGACTACGGGTAACCCTACATCAGCAGAGGTTGGAAACGAGACAATCTTAACTTGGACCCAATCAGGTTCTTTTACCCCTACTGCCACTATGTCTGTAGAATATTTTGTAGTTGCTGGTGGTGGAGGTGGTGGCGGTAGTAGAGGTGCTGGTGGTGGTGCTGGAGGTTACAGAACTGCAACAGGTTTCTCCGCAACTGCACAGCAACATACTGTCACAATTGGATCAGGTGGATCTGGAACTGGAGCTGTGCAGCAAACGGGAGTAAGTGGTCAGTCCTCGGTATTTTCTTCAATTTCTACAGTTGGAGGGGGTGGTGGTGGTGGTGGTTTTAACCCCGGCTCATGGAGTCATGGATTAGTTGGTGGATCTGGTGGTGGTGGTGGAGCGAATAGTGGAAATGGTGGTGCTGGTACTAGTGGTCAAGGTTATGCAGGTGGTACCATGTCTGGTAATCAGGGTGCTGCTGGAGGTGGAGGTGGTGGTGCAGTTGGATCTAATCAATCAAATAATGGGAATGGGGGAGCTGGTGGTGTTGGTATAGCCACTTCTATTACTGGTTCATCCGTTTATTATGCTGGTGGCGGTGGTGGTGGAGCTAATGGTGGTAGTGCAGGAGCTGGTGGTAATGGAGGTGGTGGAAATGGTACTAATAACAGCTCAACTGCTACAGCTGGTACAGTAAATACTGGTGGTGGTGGTGGTGGAGCAGGTTCTGGCGGTACAGGTGGAGCAGGTGGATCAGGTAAAGTTATGATAAGATTTGCAACTCCAGTACCCGCAGCCAATAATGATATGGATTTAGTTTCTAATGCTTTTACTGTTTCTTCAGTTCCCACACAAGCTGATATAGTCTTGATGTATGATGATTCAACAGGAACGGCAGTTTTAAATACTGATCTGAAAGTATGGGCCAGCAGAGATAATGGTAGTACTTGGACTCAAGGCACACTGTCAGGTAAAGAAGTAATGGGAACTGAGATACTTACTTCTGCTCATGATATCTTAATAGCAGATCAGCCTAGTGGTACAGCTATGCGATATAAGATTTCTACTCATAATCAAGCTGTTACTTTAGTCACAAGCATAGGTGCTGTCTCTTTAGGCTGGAAAGATCCTGCTACAGCTATTGTAACTGCTGGTGGTAGTGGTGGCATAACAGATTTAACAGTGGCAACTTCTGGCTTGGAAGATGATATCGCTGCCCTAGCATTCAAAGTTGCAGCAGCTAACAGCTTGGATGACTTTAATTTATCAAACCAGATGGTAGATGATTTCAAGACACAAGCAGATTCTGCTATTGATGAGGCTGGTAGCACTAATATTACAATAGATTCATATGGTGCTTCTCAAGCTGGACTCCTAGATACTGGTAATAGATGGAGTGGGTTTGTTGCAGGATCAGTAGCTGATTCAAATTGGAGCAGTGTTGGAACGCTTATAAACGGAACTGAAACTGTAGCTAGTGGTTCATTTCCTGAGACAAGTAGTACTGGACATACAGTTACATTAACAGGAGTTACACAAACAACTGGATCTGGTGGTAAATTTGGTGAAGGATATACTTTTGGTTCTTATGCCAGCAATCATTATATGGCTATGCCAGATCATGCTGATTTCAATTTTGCAGGTGGTAGTTTCACTATAGAATTCTGGATAAAATTCACTGCAACTCCAAGCAATTATGCGACTATTTTTGGACAGGGTTCACAAACTGCTGAACACGCCCTTGTTTTGGGTGATTGGGGCGGTACTACAGATGAACATAATTTAGAATGGATAGCTGAAGGTGGACTTGGGAGTGATATGAATATGAGGGGCAGTTCTGGTTCCAACCAAACTGGCCCACTTAACGTATTGAATACTTGGTATCATATTGCTGTAGTTAGAAATAGTGATTTGTGGAGTATATATATTAATGGTAATTTTAGAAAGAGTGAAACTCACTCAGGAACACTTTCAGATTTCAGTGATCCAATGGAGATTGGTAGAAGATCGTTAAACTCCGCATATAGAGGTAGTTTTGAGGGTGTTTTAGATGACTTTAGAATCACTAAAGGTGTAGCAAGATATTCTGGAACAGTACAAACAGATTGGGGTAATTTTAGTGAAATAACAGCAGCCTTTCCTACTAGCGGAACCGCCAATAATCCTCAGTATAACAATATAGAATTAGTCTCTGATATACAGCCTGCATCAACTGCCCCTAGTTCAGGAGATGTGGTTCTCTTATATACTGATACTGTTGGCACTGCTGTTCTCAATACAGATCTTAAGGCTTGGGTAAGTAGAGATAATGGTACAACATGGACAGAAGGTGTATTAGCAGGTGGAGATGCAGTGGGTGATGAGAAACTTGCCTCTGCACATGATATAGATATCTCAGGTCAGCCAAGTGGTACACAGGTTAGATATAAGATAACTACCCATAACCAATCTGCAACTAAGTTAATATCTATAGGTGGAGTAAGTCTTGGATGGACTAATCCTACTGATGTAACTTACTCTACTGTAACTGCTGAACGTGGTGTATCTGTAGTAGCTAACAAGGCTGCATTACAAGCTATTACACCTTCTGGAACTCTGGGACAATTCTATTTTGTTACTGCTACTAAAGCTATGTATTATTCCAATGGTAGTGTTTGGACACTTCTAGGGAGTAACGCTCCGGGTTGGGGTAGCTTTACAGAAGATTATGGAACACTTACACATACTAATTCAAGTAGTAATCCAGTAACTCATTATCCTACGGCTACGGGTGCAGCAAATAGTGGAGATCCACAGGCAACTTCTATCTTAGCCGTTACTGATGAAGCTGAGAGTATTATTGTCTATGCAGCACCTACCAATATTATAGTTTCAGATTGTTCTCACTCGCCATCACATACAGGAGCACAAACCTCTGTAGATGCTGGACTTGTTATTGGGTCTTCTTCTGGAGAAGTAGAAGTAACACCCCCAAGCGCATGGGTAGATGATACTGTTACTGCTACTGTTACAGCTAGTGATGGTATTAATATTTTAGAAAAGAACATAACATGGAATATTGGTGGATTGTGGCCCGCTAATGATGCAGATTTTTCTGATGTCACTTTCTTATCACACCTTGATGGTGCAATTGCTGATGTAAGTAATGATAGTCGTGCAGCCGTTGCTGACACAATGGTATGGAGTACTGCTCAGAAGAAATGGGGTTCTGGCAGTGCAGACTGCACTACTGGAACAAGAAGATTATGGTATGCAGATTCTACTACCTATCCTATTACTAGAGAGTTTACATGGGAATGCTGGTTTAAATTAACAGGTTTAAATACTGGTGGTCAGATGTATAGAACTCAAACCCTTATGGGTAGAGGAAATAATTATTCTGGGCTCATTATAAAAAAAGATGCAGATCCGTCTGGTATCCCTAATATGACAGGTAGTCAACTATCAGGTCATAGTCTAGGGTTTTGGGTTGATACCCCAACACATACTTATCCTTTCTGGCCCCATCATACACTGATGACAGTAGATGGTCTTTGGCATCATGCTGCTGTTAGTTGTGATGCAACTAGGATTTATATGTTTCTGGATGGAGTTTTATCTACTGAGTCCCAAGTATCATCTTGGGCTTGGACAGGTCAGCATACAGATGCATGGTCATCTTCTGACACCAATAGAATGTCAATTGGTGGTGGAATTTGGAACGAAGGTAGCATGCCCGCTTTAGGTTATATTGATGACTTCAGGACTACTATAGATACATGTCGGTATACAGCAGATTTTAATGCTCCCGCAGGAGCATTCCAAGATCAATAAGATTAAGCAAGCAAGGAAAATAACTGTTTTAGGGGCAGGTAGTTCAGGATGTATAGCTGCACTTCATTTCGCACTTGCAAGAAAATATTCATCATTAGGTTGGAAAATTCCAAGAGTTGAAGTTGAACTTATACATGATCCAGAAATATCTCCTGAACCTGTTGGTCTTGGTACTTTACCAAAAGTATCTACAGCTATCTGGTCTGCATTAAATCAGACTGATTGGCATACTAATCCTATGGATGCTGTACCTAAGTTGGGGGTATTGTATGAAGGTTGGGGAAATACGGAAGAAGCTTTTGCACCACTAGCATATGATTATGTTGCAATGCATTTCAAGCCATCAAAGTTTCAGGAATATATTTTAAATTCCAAACAGTTTGATGTGATTGAAGCTAATGTTAAAGATTATGAAAGTATTGATTCAGATCTTATTGTTGATTGCAGGGGTACTCCCACTGATTGGGATAATTATGATGAGTTATTGAACCCACTTAATACAGTATTGTTAGGTGAACTTGATGAACAAGATCCTAAACAATTATGGACAAGAGCAGTAGCAACACCAAATGGTTGGACTTTTGTAATACCTGTAGGAAATTCTACGTCATATGGATATCTGTATAATAATAAATTAACATCTGATGTTGATGCAATTTCCAATTTTGAAGAGATGTTTGGAATAAAAGAAACTAAGAAATTATCTTTCAAAAATTATATAGCTAAGAATCCTTTTGTTAATAATAGGATTGCGTTAAACGGTAACAGGTTATTTTTTATAGAACCATTAGAAGCTACATCACTTATGACTCATTTAGATTGGTGTAGGATGCTTTGGAGATCTGTAATTATGAACAAAATGACAACTGATAATGCTACTAACCAACTTAAAAAATATGTTAATGAAGTAAAGAACTTTATACTTTGGCATTATCAAGTTGGATCAAAATATGACACACCTTTTTGGAATTACGCCAAAACATTACAGATTGATGATCCCTCTTTTTATAATATAATAAAAGGAATAGAAAGTCCTAACTATGGATTTTATGAGAAAGACTCACAAGCTGTCTATGGACAGTGGGGTCTTCATCCTTTTAAAATGTGGTATGATAGGGTAATTTCAGCATGAGAATCATAGCTCTAGAGATATAAATGTCTGATAGTTGGGAGAAACATCAAGAGCATGTGTTATCTGAATTGCAGAGACTCGGTTCTAAGATAGAAGATATCGATAAAGAAATGAAAGAGTTTCACACTAACCATCTTTCAGGTATCAAAGGTCAGGTTGCTGAAATAAGGGCTACTGTTAGGCTTTATGGAGTTGTCGCTGTGGGGGCAGGACCTTTTGCTGTAGGGATAATTGAAGTTTACCTAAAGATGACAGGTAAGGGGTGAATGGTTGTTTTACAGCGTGTATCTCCGGGGATAGGGGACGCTATTATGATGCAACCTTTGATAGAAAACCTTTACAGGGATAATCATAAGGACTTCGGGTTAGTAACTAAGTTTCCTGATCTATTCCGAGGAATGTATCCTATTTATGATACCCCTCCCGAATTCGCAGAAGTTATAGATGTTGACGATCCTTGCCCATGCAGTTTATATGAATCTGAGGTGAAGGTTATTAAGAAAGGCCGAACACAACTGTTCCTTGAAAGCGGTGGGTATACTTATAAAAAAGAAGCCCCTAGACTGGAACTGACAGCGGTGGAACAGGGGAAAGCCGAGGAGTTTAAAGGAGAGCAGGGTGTTCAGATCGGGTTGAGTACAACATCCGCTGCTTACGGGAACGTTCTTGATGGGTGGAGAGATTACCCGTACCCTGAAGCATTAGCGAAATCCTTAAGTTCTCTTGGGCATGTTGTTTGGATGCACACAGAATCTTTACATAGTAAATATGCAGAAGATTTCAAAGGCTCGTTACGTGACCTTATGATAAGGATAAAGAGTCTGGACATAATGGTAGCTGTCGATACGGCTGCTGTTCATATAGCTGGAGCGTTAGGGGTGACAGTGTACGGGCTTTTCGGCCCGACTGACCCTGCTTTAAGGATAGCAGATTATACTTCTACGTTCTGGTTACCGAAATACGAAAAATGTGGCAGGGCATACTGTTGGTATGATCCCTGTAAATGGCGTTTTTGTTTGCAAAGCCTCAAACCTAAAACAATACAAAAAAAGGTAAAGGTACTTTTAAATGGATAAACTGGAAATAGGTGGTGGGAGTAACCCTGCTGAAGGGTACTTAAACCTCGATATCAACGCTGATTGCAAACCTGATATAACAGGAGATGTGAGAGCGTTCTTTACACCTGATGTGGATCTGGAAGATTATCCTGATTTAATGGGAATCGATGAGTTTGTGTTTGACGAAATCAGGGCGACACATTTCGTTGAACATATCGAGTGGATATACCAGAAACCCATGTTTGAATGGTTTTACAAGGTATTGAAACCAAGCGGTAGAATTGTAATAGAGACCCCTAACTTGCACTGGATAATAAAGAGTTACCTTAAAAATTATGGTTCAGGAGAGTATCCCCAAGAAGACCACCCTGACCTTAACGGTACTAATGATTTTGTCCCTTGGGTTAATTTTAAGCTGTTTTCTGGTTGCAGTCCCGGTGACTATCATCATGCTATGTTCGACAAAGTTTGGATGAGACGGGTTTTAAAAGAAACAGGGTTCACTCCTACGGTAAAGGCGAAAGGGGCGTACATACAGGCTATAGGGGTCAAGAAGGATTTGGGTTTGCCAGAGGAAGAGTATTATGTTCCACGAAATAATCGAAGATGGTGGGATGCGTTTAAGATGGGGCAGTGGATAAAATGAAGGTACAACCTCTGTTTGAGTTAGGGATGTTTTCAAATAACCGTATACATGCGACCTTAAAGAAATACGCACCTGAGACAGTAGTGTTCACAGGCGAATACGGAAGAACCCCTAACGGTATGCATTCTAGATGGGGGATAGATACTTCCTGTGATGCCTATATTTTTCATGCAACCCCCGGAGGTGATTCTTACCGACAACTGTTCTGGGGTGAGAAGGACTGGGTTGTGACGTTGATGGAAGAGGTTGAAAGGAAACCTAAAATAATCTTGTTTGAAGTACACGACCTACTGGTTATGTACCCTGAATGGATTAAAGATAAAGATGTTATTCAGTCTTATAAGATGTCGGATTGGTTTCCTGAACACCCTAACTTGATTTCCTATCCTATGCCCGGAAGCGGAAGGTGGATCGATGAAGATATATTTTACAGGAAAGAAGAGATTGGGAAGAATCAGGGTCGCATTCTTGTGAGTTGTGACCAGTTGAAACGCAATCTATACGAAACCATATCTTCTATGGGGCATCCCCTGCATATTCTAGGTACGAGCAATCAGCGTTTTTTGGGGCAGATGAAAGAGAATGATACTTGTGGTACTATATATCCGCAAGACTCGGATAAGCTAAACGATCTCTATAACACTCTTGACTATGCAGTGAATTTTCAGGTTGTCGGGTTTGAAAGCTGGTTGGTTGAAGCGAGATTCTGCGGGGTGAAATGCTATTATCCTGACTGTGATCATGCAAGATCCCTTTTCGGTGATGAGAATGTAGGATTCTTTGATCTTGAAGATATAGAAGGGACGCTCAACCTTGAGAACGATATGACTGAGAGTGATATCGCTTACAGCAGACAGAAATGGGGTGCGGAACACAGAGTACCTTTGTTTTGGGAAGAGGTACGGAGCAGGATAATCCCTGAATAGCAGGATTAATAGGATGAGACGTTGTGAGAAGAAGTTATTGGTTTTATCTGGCGATAAAATTTGTCGAAACGTTTTATTTCTCGGCTTATTGGAGAAAAACGAAAGGGCCATCTCTCTCCACGTCAGCTTGGTCACCGACAGTTACGGAATATACTTCGAGGGCTTCGAGGGCTTCGTGGGACGGGATTACTGTTGACAGGTCAGAGGGAGCTTGGTCGAAAGAAAAGGGAACCCGATCAGATTGGGGACCAGAAAAAGCTCCCAAGAAAAGTGATTGGGAAAGGTGAAAGGGAATGTTAAAGAAAGCATATGCGAATTTCTCGTTAGGCATACACGGCAGTGCTGGATCTCAGCCTAGCGTAAGAGAAGTTGCTGCCAGAGAGATCCGTAACATGGATGTTGATCTCGATGGGAGGCTTGTACGCAGGTTAGGTAAGGATCGTAAATGGGCTACCCAGTTAGCGGGAGATATCAAAAGAGTTATCCCTGCTTACTATACGGGAACCAACGAACTCTTCACTACTGAACGTACTCACCTTTTTGTTCAGACAACCACCAATATGTATCATTGGAACGGATCAGCTTTTACAACCTTGACTCTTCCAACAGGTGTAACCCCCGCAACGGATTTCACGGATTCGTTCAGTTACTCGACAGCAGGAGGAAGACTGTTTCTTGCCAATGGCAAGGTAACTCTGTGGGTGGATATATCTCTACCAAATCCAGTGGTCTACTACTGGGGGGCGACCCCACACAAATCTCCCAGTGGGGGATCATCCTACCAAATAGATGGTGCTGATCTGGAAGGGATGCCTAAACTTAACGTGCAAGCGATAGAGAGAAAAACGGGTGACGTTAAACACCAAGGGGTAGGTGTAGGGTATCTAAGTACGGATTCAATGTATGCTTACTCTTTCGCTTATTACAACGAAAGCTGGGGAATATTTAGCGGGTTATCTGATCGAGTGATATTCAAACCAGAGGATGATTTTCAGACAGCGTTCCTTACTGGGATGGAATATAATCCTGATCCGCAAATCACGCATATAATAATTTATAGGTCAGATAGTGTTGCTGTCTTACCAGAGCTTAATAGTCCTGCTAATAGCAGAACGAACAGTGCGAACATAGAAGTTTTAATGAAAACGGCTCCTTTATATGCTTTTGCTAAGATTGAGAACAAGGCTCCTATTGTAGGAGTTGCATCCCATACTTCAGACCAAACTCTTGATACAGAAACCTTAGTCGTTAGCAGTATGAACTTTAAAACCCACGGAGTTGTTGTCGGTCAAAAAGTTAGAAACACAACGGCAAATGAAGGCTATGAAGTTATCGGGATACACACAACGCACACTCAATACGACACGCTCTATTTAACGAGAGCACCTCAAGTACTACAAGCATTCAGTGCTGGTGATGGTTACCAGATACTGTTTGATAGCTTTTATGATAAAGGAAGGATAACAGGTGTCGCTCAACCGGGAACCAGTGGGGCTTCCGGGGAAGAATCAGAGAAACTTTTGGTTGACGGCACAAAACCTGATTGGGCTAAAGCACCTTATGACCCCACAGGTAGGGATATCATCTTCTGGGACACTTCTACTGCTAGTGAAGAAGGGCATGTTCTTTCTATTAAAGATGATAACAGTTACATGGATGCAGACAGGTTTACCCACACCATACAAGATACAGCTTTCGTTGCAGGTAAATTGTATCAGGTACGATACGGTAAAACGGATCAGGCAGTAGAAGGGAGTAACCCACCTTTCGACACAGCACATATAGCTCATCATGCAGGGAAACTCTGGGCAGCACAAGCTAAGAGTTCTACAGTTATCTTCTGCGGGATGAACACGACAGGAGATGGTATCTATGATTTGTTTCCTGACGAAGATGCCGAGATGCCTCATATAATTTATATCAACAGAGGTGATGGAACAGAGATAACGGGATTGCAACCTGCACATGACGGTCAAGTTCTTCATGTATTAAAGGAAGCAAGCCTAACCCATATCAGGGGTAGCGGGGTGATATCGGGAATGTATAATGTAGGGAGATCTGCTTCTCCTGTACAGATAGATCTCGATGCCAGTGCTACCAGTCACGCAGCAGGATGTGTCGCCCCAAGATCAGTTGCTAATGTAGGGGGTGATCTAGTCTATTTCTTCGCTAGAGATAAACAGATATGGGGAGCAGCAGGAACACAGATTCAGCCAGTAAGCCTTTCCATACAGAGACATTTAAACCAGATACCTGATAACAAGGTAAGTGAAGTTGTTTCTTGGGGGTACAAGAACAAGTTGCATGTAGCCTTTACTGACGGATCGGTTGCGTATAACAACAGGGTTGCAGTCCTTGATCCGCAACGGAAGATGTGGACGATGTACGATTCATGGAATATCAGGGATGCTGTCTGGAGTCAAGGCGGGACTGATGATGGAGTGTCGTTTGCTGGAACTACAGATGGGTTTAACGATTATGTAGATGTCTTGTATACGGGAACAACAGATAACGGGTCAACTTTTAAAGGAAGTTATACGACTAACGAACTTCAGTTTCAACAGGAAACGGTTCTAATGGGAGTTTATGTTTACTCCTTAACGAGTACAGGACTATTAGCGGTGACTGTTACGGCTAATAATGTTACAGTAGCTAATCAGGTAGCGTTTACGCCCGTAGCTTCTAATAGATATAGGTTAGGGGTTCATGCCAGAGGAAGAGTTTTTACTATCAAAGTGGAAGGCACAGGGTTAGACCTTATAGACAGGATAGAGTACGAATATCAGGTTAGAGGACAACGATGAGGGGCAGGGGTTCTAAGTTAGCAAAAGCAAACAAGCATCCGTTAAACCAATTATGCAGGGAAAAGATGGAAGAGGCGGGAGAAGGGGTTAACGGAGGAGCACAGTATCACCATCAAGCTATAGCGTTAACATTATATGATTCAGAAGAGATGTGGGATTACTCTTTACTTGAAGAAAAGTTCGCTCATATGGAAAGATATGGAGACCCGCTAGAATCTTTAAAGGATATGCTTGACGCTGGCCCATCTATTGACAATGAAAGCACGTTAGAAGAAATTTCGGAAACATTAATGGAGTCTTGGGTAAGCAAACTGCAAGAAGAAGGGTCTTGGTCTCCGATGGAAGACTCTCGTTTAACCATAAGGGGGTAGGTTGTTATGACGATGACGGCAAACAATAATGTCAGGGAGCGAATACAAAAATCTTTCACTGACGCTGCAAAAAAGACAGGGGTTCCTGTTAAGCTTCTGAAGATGGTAGCAGCGATAGAAAGTTCTGGACGACCAGACGTTACGTCCGAAACAGGTGCTCAGGGTGTCATGCAGATAATGCCTAAAACCAAAGAAGATATTATCAAGAGACTGGCCCCTAAAGGAGCATTCCCTACGAATGCAGAAGGATGGGATACAGGGAATGTTGAACAGAATGTTCTTCTGGGAGCGTATTACTTGAAGGATATCTTGGGAATGAAGGGTATTGATAATGATTGGGAACGGGCTATGGCTGCATACAATATAGGTCCCGGGAACAGATGGATTAAAAAACCAAACTGGAAAGAAGATAAAAGGTACAGTGCTGCTCGGATGGGGTCTGAGAATTATAGTGTTAAGACCTATATTGACAGAGCAAACCAGCTAGTCGGAGACAGGGGATGGAGCGATGTTCCTATGTCATCAGTAATAGGAGGTGGTGGGTCTGGGATGCAACCTGCTTCAGCACCACCTGCTTCAGCACCACCTGCTTCAGCACCACCTAATGCTCCTGCTGCTGGAACGGACATTAACCGTACTCTTAACCCCCCATCGCAATACGATCCTTTAGTAACAGAAACTGATGCACCTCCTGTATGGAACGAGCCAGCATTAGATCCTTATAGTGAAAGAAACTATGAATCTGAGATTGCTGAACAGGCAAGAAACTTTATCGATACTAATAAGTACGTAAATAAGCTCTATCAGAACGAAACCCCTGAACAACAAGCGATAAGGCGAGATACGTTAATAGCTACGTTAAATCGGGATACAGGAATTGGAGGAGACGCTGTAGATTTGTCTCAGGTTGATGATACGAGGAGCCCAAAAACAAGCTTTGAAAGCCTTGAAGCCTTACCCGCAAATTTTGGGGCTTACGCAATGGGGGGAGAGAATCCTACAAGAATAGGTCTCACTTCAAATGAGCCTATGAGTTGGGACCAACAAGTTCGGACACATGTCCAATCGGAGAACCCATTTCCAACAGAGTATAACAAAATGGGTTATGGAGAACTAACAAGGGATACCTTTCAAGGGGGACAAGATACATATAAGCCTCTATCTCCGATTGGATCACAGGCTGCTGCGAGTCCTCAAGTTGGAGCACAGGCTGCTGCGAGTCCTCAAGTTGGAGCACCTATCGGACAGATGCAGACGAATATTCCTCAGGGGCTTGAGATCCCACCAGTGAATTATGGGTACACTTCTAATATAGATAAGTTTATGGAAGGGTATGAGCCGGGAGATATCACTGCTGCTTCTACTGCACCTCCTCTTTCTACGGATACTACTACTGCTGCTGCTTCAACTGATCCTGCTGCTGCTTCAGCATCCCAACCTGTTGACCCTTTAGTCAAGATAGCAGCGAAGCTGGGCTTTAGTATCCTGCCTAGAGGTGGGGGTAACGAAAAGAAACATATGGATTTCTCTTCTGTGACAGGAAGTGATAAACCTGAAGAGCAATCTTGGCTGAGAAAAGCGTGGGAAACAGGTGAGAAGTATCTTGAACCTGTAGCTGAATACGGTAAGTATCTTCCTATCCCTTATGTTCAACAAGGACTTACTGCTATTGACGCTATGTATGATGCGGAAGACGCAGTCACCGCTGCTAACAGGGGAGATTATCTCGGAGCGGTGATGGAAGGATCAGGAGCCGTCGGTGGAGCTAAAGATTTTCAAGCGTTACAGCAGGGTGGAGGACCTAATCCTCTCAGCGGTTACAACTTACTGGGAGATCACGCTGAAAGTAGTGATCTGATGAAAGGGATACAGAAAACTGCGACTAAGATCGGGACAGATGTTGCAGGTAAAGCAATCTCGGGAGGATACGGTGGTGGTAGCGGGGGAAGAGGATCAAGTTCTCCTTATATGGATCAAGCCGATAGTGCTGCTAACAGGTATCGACAACAAGCCCAGAGAGCAAACCAAGATTATCAAAGGTTAACAGGTGGTAGACTTTCTGCTCAAGGGATACAAGGACCAACACGAGAAGGTATTATAGGTCGTCAAGCTGCTAACTTAACATCTGCTACTCAACAAAACGTAACAGGTCTTTATAACCAAGCAGCTTATAGGGAACAAACAGCAAATATGATGAGAGATCAGGAAGATAAACGTAACTGGATGGGGTTACTTGATAACCTATCTCAGATCTATGCGATTTCCGAAATGGATCTCGGGGATGACACAGCAACGACAACGGAAGAGAACCCCTTGGGAAACTTCACCTCTCAGATCTTTAGTATTCTAGAGGAGGAGATATAAGATGGCTAAGTTTACAGAAGCTGAACTTGGATTGGGCGCATCAGCTATCGTTAAAAACATAATGACTTACAAGACGATGGCAGATAAAGCTCGTACAAGTCGAAGAAGAGACGAAAGTAAACAGCTTTTTCAAAGAGCGAATTTAGAGCTTGATAAGCTAAAGACCGTGATCGATGTTAAAAAGCTCCAACAGGATCAAGCATACAAAAAAGGTATCCTAGCCCATCAGGACAAAATTCTTCAGTTTAAACTTAATAATGAAAACAGCGTAGAGAACAGACAGAAATCTGTTCAGAGTCTAATAAAAAATGAAGCTGTCGGCTTAACTCCTGCACAGATAAAGAACCTCCATATCTGGGCAGCTACAGACAACTCTAGTTTAATAGATGACATTCTTTCTGGACCTCAAAGCAAGCAACCTAGTGTTAATGATAGAAGCAATTTAAATAAATTGGGAGTTGACCTCCAATCCGAAGTACACGGGGTTCCTGCTACAAAGTCCCAGCAAGAGGCAGAGGGCTATGAAGGTGGGGGGTACGCATCCCGAAAGCATAAACCTCTCTCAGACCTAGTTAAAGATTACATTACAGATTACAATACTCCCGACGAAACTCGGGCTTTAGTTCACAAAGTAAGAAACTTGCAGATGCTGGTAAGCAATTTTGCTAAACCTGAGAATGCACGATGGATAGGTGGTTCAGAAGATATGGCATTAGACCAAATTGAAAGAGCGTTAAGTTCTCTCAATACTGTCGAAAACCCGCTTAACCCTAAACAGGGTCGGCACGGTTTCATGTGGCATAAAAAGGCAGGAGGCCAGATAACCGACAAACTAGCTAAAGAAGCTGGGCAACAGTTTGGTCAAGTATGGAATACTGCTGCCGACTATGAAGTGGGAATGGCAAAGGAACTGAACAACCTGCGATTAATGGTTAAAGCTGCAAAGGGTAAAGGACAGCCCCAGCAACAACAAGGACAAGCCCAGCAACAACAAGGGCAACCCGGAGAACAGAAAGTCCGTGAAGGTGCAGCAACAGATATATGGAATAGCCAATCGGAAGCTCTTAAGGAAGAGGATCAGGGTGGGCTTTCTAGTAAAATGACGGAAGGTGTCGGTCCTAGAGATAAGGATCAGCCTAAAGTTTATGAGAAGCTAAGTCGTAGACAGCAAGGAAGATCAGGTCGTGAAGGAGATCTAGGGGACACGACACAAAATCCTGCTGTTTTACGAGCGCATCTGGGAGAAGACATGACGAGCGAGGAATCATCTGGAGATTACCATTTCAAACCAGAGGGTAATAGAGGGCTCATCAAGGACGTAGTAGATAAGGCAGCATCATTTTGGAATACTAGAGGAGGTCAAGAGCTCGAGATTAAGGACCGCATAAATTCTATCCAAACGATGGTGACATCTCTTGAAAGGGGTGAAGGTCCTCCTAGACATCAGAAAAAAGTATTTGAAGATATGATGAGTTACGCTCACGCTCTAGGTTGGCCTGAACCAGAACAGTCAGACTTAAGACTTTCTGAAGAATGGAAATCAAGGATGTTAGCCTTACTCAAAAAATTCACTCGAAAAGAGATTAAAGCACCTACAGAGAGAAGAGACATGAGTGGAAGTCTTTTAAAAGACACACAAGGTCAATGGTACAACAATATCAATAAGGGGGGTAACAGTGGCTACCAACAAAACTACTGAGTCTCTTATATTTGGGGGGCAGACATATTCATATAAACTTCCTCGAGACCTTACTGAAGAAGAACAAGTTAGGATTAGCAGCTACACAAAGACTTTCCCTGAACTCGAGCCTTTGATTCAACAGAGACTTAACGATAAAGGGGCAGATGAGCTTATGAGGTTTTTTGATAGGCTCGATACCCCTGAGAACATAATCAAGTCCATTAAAAAGGTTCAAAGCGGTGAAGTAAGCTCAGAGAGATTTTATGGAGACATAGCAGCAGGAACACAGACAGGTCTTGCTGCTGACCAATCACTAGGTGGGACACTTAGAGCAGAGGCTACACAGAGAGCTCCACATTTGGTGAAAACGTTCGCTAAGAATTCCCGAGATATCATGGTGAACCTGAAAGAAGACCCTGTTAAGTTCCTTAAGGAAATCGGTTGGTCTATGATAACCTCACCTATTGTCATAGCAGCAGGTGGACTTGAGACAACAGGGAAACTGTTTTCTGGAGATTATGCGACTGATCCTGATTGGAGTTGGAGACCGTTAACAGGTACAGGTGAGAAAGGGAAAGGGGTAGGGTTAGCTGGTGCTTTACAATTTGTACCTATGCTTGGTGCTGCTACCAGAGCAAGCCGATGGGCAAGGAACCTGAAAGGGTTCAGTGCAACAACCAAAGCGGGTAAAGTTATGAGCGGAGCGTCAATAGCTCTAGGTAAAGCTGCTCGGTTTACTCCTGAAAGGGCTGTAGGGTACAAGCTTTCTAACACTCTTGCTGATTTACCTTTAGCTTGGAGAGATGCACTTTCAACCGCTGGTAACCTCGCTGAAATAGATCCTCTTGAACTAGTAGCTGACCTGCCTTTCCAACTGATGTTGAATGCTCCTCAGAGAATAGGTCTTCCTACCTTTGCCAGATACATTAAGAAGAGACAACTCAGGAAACAGGCAACCCAAGCAGCAACCCAAGCAGAAGCTGCTGCTAAAGATCCTACACAGGTTCATAGGGCAGATATCACTCCCGAAAACTTTGATGAAGAGTTTTCTAACCTGATTGATACCATCACAACGATGGCAGAAGAAAAGGTAGGCCCAAAAGGTGTTTACACACCGTATAGAGATTTCCTGATGAATCTGGGTGACCAGCTTACGGAAATGGAGATGACTCCTGAAGGGTTAACGGAAGCTAGACATCTCGTTGATGCTGCTAAAGAGGTTATCGATGAACTCACTACTAACGTCAGATCTATACTTGAAAACGCTGAACAACATGACCAAGTTCAGGAGATGCGTAGAGGGCAAGGATGGGGCGAAGAAGAAGTTAAAAATGGACTATCTGTTGTTGCAGCCACGATTAATCAGGAAATACAAAGATTAACAGAAGCTCCGTTCGCAACCAAAGGAACTGTAACAGCAGAAGAAGCAGAGGGAGTAAAAGCAGATAACGCTAAAAGATTAGAAACCCTGAAAGATGCTTTAGGGCAAATCAGCGGGTTTGAGCCCACCTTAGAAAACCTTACCTTGGCAGAACGGTTGATGGAATTTACTATCGATCCAGCAAACGTTGGGTATGAGGGTATAGGTGAAAGCATCACCTCCGTAACTGAACATCTAGAAGAGTTAGCTTTAGGGTTACTTAGTAACAGTATGGGACAACAAGCCAAAAGCGGTGAAGTGTTAGATGATATTTTTTCGGACTTCCCGTTTGAAGCTTATACAGATATGAGTCGGTTCTCTAACCGTCCTTTCAGGTTCATAACTGCTCTTGATCAGATGGCAAGCGAAGAACTGGGAAGAGAAGCTACCAGAGCAGAAAAAGACGCTTACACTCGACGATTCGCTGCTAGTCTTATTAAGATGGCTGGAGCACTCCGTAATGATGGACCTACAATGACCACGCTTGTTAATAGTGTTAACATTATTCGTGAGATTATTGCTGGAGTCTTCTCAACACCAGAGAGGACTCAAGGGTTACTTGAAACTGATGTTGCTTATATTCCTCAAGGACCTGCTGTAGTAGGGAAACCTTATTCAGGTTGGAATCCTCCCACTGAACAGGAGGCAACGCAGGAAGTAAACGAGGAGGATAAAGATGTAGAGGTAGAGGAAGAGGTAGAGGAAAAGGTAGAGGAAGAGGTAGAGGTAGAGGAAAAGGTAGAGGGAGATGTAGAGGAACCTGCACCTATTCACGTCTCCCTAGATGACATCCTTGCAGACGACACAGTAGTAGCAGACGACACAGTAGAAGAGGTAGAGGAAAAGGAAGAGGTAAAACCACTTACGGGTAAGATCGCAGCAGAAATAGATAAGTTTGGCGGTCTTGATGACATGTTTAGTGCTGCCCCTTCAATGGCAGACGAAGAATTACGTTCACAAACCCCTCTTACTGATGCTCAAAAAGAAGAGAAAGCACGTCAATTCGCCTTAAAAATTGGAGTGCTACTCTTTAAGGAAAAGGTCAATGATTTCGGTGAATTTCTCGACTCAATGGTGGAGCTCCTAGTAAAAAGCCCTGAAGATATCCGCAAACTTGAGATAATGAAGGGGCCTATGGTATCTACTTGGGGGCAACTGCAAGGAGAGGCATATGGGAAAGGAGACACAGATTTTGCCAACAGCATGACACCATTAGCAGAAGTTGCTGCCTTGGTAGATAAAAGGATGTTTGATCTAACAGGTGAAGCTTTAGAAGAAGGAGATGAAGATGAATCCAGTGATGATGCTGGTCCAGAAAGGACGGGAGCTCAAGGAACGAGAACGGGTATTCAGGGAGATGCAGAAGCAGGAGGAGGAGAAGCAACGGATGGAGAAACTGTTTCAGGAGACAGAGGAGAAACTGAAGGAGACCCAGTTATTGGGGACGAAAGAGTCGGAGAAGATATTGCAGTCGATCCAGAACCATCTCCAGAAGAAGGCCCCGTAGAACAACCCAAACAACCTATTATCCAGAGAATTAAGGATTTCTTCTTAACACCTGTCAGTCAGTCGGATCGTCGTGTTCAGCAAGAGTTATCAGAACAGAAAGAACATATATCCTATCAAGCTCAAGACATCTTAACCCCTGATGGGGAATATGCGTTCGCTAATGAAGACGGGACTGATGCTGCCCATGACCATAAAGCGAAACTGGTTACTTCTTCCACTCTAGGTATGACAGTCTCCCCGCAAATAACTTATATTCCTGAAGGGCTAGACACAAATGTACAGGTCGTAACAAGGGATGAGACAGGAGCGATTGTCAAAGATGCAGAAGGTAATCCTGTCTCCGAGACAAAGAACATTGTTAGGGACGGGTTACTAAGTAAGGTTCAGTTAGAAGCTATAGCTGTTGCAGGACAAACATGGTTGACACGAACGTATCAAGGGTTCCGCAAAGCGATAATGTGGGGACACGGAACAGGTTCTGGTAAAGGAAGAATGATTGCGGGTGCTATCGTAGAGGCTTTCTCTAGAGTTCCCTCAAACGGGAAACGCAGGGCTTTATGGATAACAGAATCTAAGTCGTTAGCTGAAACTGATGCGATGAGAGACTGGGAAGCTTTAGGCCAAGATCCCGAAATGATCTTCAATTTTGATAAAAGTAAGTGGGATAAAAAGACAGCCAACACTACCAAGAGAGATGAGCAGGGTGTCACAGGTAACGTGGTTAACTTCTTACCTGATGAAGGGGTAATGACTATTACCTATCATTCGTTGGGGTCAGGGGGAGGAGCAATTTCTGATATATTAAAGAACACTAATTTGTCTACTGAAGAAATGGATCGACAGATAGATGAAATTCTCCAGAAAAAGAAGGGGACCCAGTATCACAATTTAGTTACAGTTTTGAACTGGTTAACTTTTGGAGAGAAACAACGGATTACTTCTCACAAAACGATGAAAGATTCTCATCTGAAATGGAAAGATTTTAGCGGTGTTATCGCTTTTGATGAAGCTCATACCATGAAAAAAGTGGGGACAGGAGCAGGGGCGGGAAGTAATGCGATGATAGCATTAGGGCTCCAACACCAAACACCTGAAAGCAGAATAGTTTATGCTACTGCGACGGCTGCATCTGAAGTAGATAATTTCCGTTATGCTTCTCGATTAGGGTTATGGGGTGAAGGGACAGAATTCGATAACGCTGATGATTTCATTACACATGTAGGTCGAACAGGTGTGGCAGGGCTGGAAATCCTAACTAAAGACATGAAAGCGTTAGGTCTTTATGTTGCAGCACAACTCAGTTTTGAAGGTGTAGAAGTTGATCCTCTTCATATCGAATTAGATGATCAAGAGATAGAACGTTATAACACTTTCGTTAAAGCGTTAGATGACGGGTATAAAGTTCTGGAACAGATTCTAGCTGACAACAGGATGAACCTCAGTAAAAATGATATAACCCAGATGAGGAGTCAATGGTGGGGCGAACATCAACGACTCGTTAATTCCTATCAAGCAGGATTGGTCACCAGTCAGATGCTGGACGATTTCCAGAATAACTACGGATCTGAAAACTACACCCCTGTTTTCCAGATGATCTCTACTGGAGAAACATCGTTTGAAAGAAGTATTGACAGGTTATTGTCTAACCCTAAATATACTGACAAGAACGGTAATATCACTATTCCGCAAGACGAAAACGGTAATTATATTCTATCTGAAGAGATGGTTAATGAAATCGATATTACAGGGAAACAAGATCTCATAGCCCAGATAGATAAGATGACAGATATACGTCCTTGGTCTGTAGGGCCTGACGGAGATAAGTCTATAAGTGCTAATCGGAAGGATGATTTAAAAGCTGATGGACAAAAGTATGGGGCTGAGATACCCGCACCTATAGAAGACCTTGTACTGATTAAGGCCCGATTAATGGAAAGTCTCGAAACTGTTACACTTGCCACAATGCCGTTACATAGTCTCATAGAACATTTCGGTGCTGAGAACATAGCAGAAGCTACAGGAAGAAATCGAAGACTTATTAGCCGACCTAAAAAAGGTGGAGCAGAAGGTGAAAGAGAATACATTATAGAGAGGCACGGAAATAAAGGGAAATCGTCCGATATACTGGACTTCAAAAACGATGACAAAGAAGCTATTGTCTTCTCTATAGCAGGTGCTACAGGGCAAAGCTATCACGCTAGTAACGAATACAAGAACAAACGACAGCGAGTTCATTACGTCCTGCAACCCGGATGGGAAGCTGATAAAACAATGCAGGGTTTCGGTAGGACTAACAGGACTGATCAGGCATCTGCACCTATCTATCGTATTCTTTCAACCAACCTACCTTCTTCCAAAAGGTTTTCTTCTGTTATTGCTAAAAGACTGCAAATGTTAGGAGCGTTATCAGAAGGAACACAAAAAGCTGGTGCAGCAGAGATGTTCTCAGGGGCTGAAAGTATCCTGCTAACACAAGAAGGAGTTCAAGTTTTAAGGAACTTCATCCGTGATACATGGTTCCGTTCTACTGGAACTGGTTGGAACCCTAGATCTCTTGCTAATCAAGAAATTATAAACGATTACTTAATAAACTTACAACATGAACCTGAAAAGACTCTTGTCCTAAGTAATCCCGACGGGTCATTATCCAAGCTTCAGAGCCTAGAAGTAGAGACAGGACTTGACTTAACAGAATTAGCGCAGATAGAGACAGACATCTCGTTAATCACGCAGGTATATGAAGCAGTAGCAGAACAGTTCGATTTCGCTAACGAAGCGTATAACAGAATGGGGTTAGAATGGGATATAGCAAATCAGGATGAGATTAATAGTGATCCAATGACTGATCCAGTATACATGCCTGTTCTTGGAGGCGGTACTGTTGATATGTCTCAATGGTTAAACAGGATGATGACACTTCCTTTCGGTTGGCAGAATTCTATTTTCGGTCTTATTGCGGGTAGAATACAATCAGAATGGGATCAAGCGTTATCATTGGGGATTGCTGACACGGGGATTGAATCTGTAACAGCACATAAGATTAAACTCAATCCAAAGATGGAAGATGTCCCTATCTTCACAGGAACTGCTGCCCAGACTTTTGCACATCAAGTAGACTTGGAACTTCCTCAAACAGAGACTCGTCTTTCAGGTATCGTTGAAAGGTTGAGAAACAATCTAGCTGAGTACCGAACCTTCAAGGGAATATTTAAAGATGGAGACGGTCAAGTTATGGCAGCATTCGCCAGTACTGTTTTGGAAGGGGAAGAAAGAAAAGGCAAGATCACAGCTATCTATCCGTCAAGGAAAAATGACTCAGCTTTGAAGGTGGTGGGTAACAACATGTCTTTATTTTACCTTGATGGCATCACCCAACTCATCAGCCGAGAAGAGTTCTTGAAAAACTTTGTGGACGGGGAAAGCGTTATTAGCCCTGATTGGGATGGGTCTCCTATGATGAACACTCCTTTTGGGCAAGAAGGGAGAGAAGGGCTTCAAAGAGGTGTTGAAGAATGGGTTAATCAACTGGTCGATGGGTATACTAAAAACGCTGTCGGTGTCCCCCTCCCTGAAGGGCAAACAAATAAAGATGCAGAAGGTAATCCTATATCTCTATACAAAGAGTCTCGGTGGTACATAACAGGAGCGCATCTACCTCTCTGGAAAAAGATAATGCCCAAATCAACATCGAGAGACAAAAAAAATGCTCCCCTCCCTATTATCAGAAGAATCTCCTTACCTTTTAAAGACGGTACTCAAGAACGAATAGCTGTAGAAATAGCATCAAATAAGCTTTTTACCACGGCAACCGCTGAAGTAAAGGCGAAAGCTGTTATGGGGGCAGTAACACCTAAAACAAAGTATATGGACAAAGACGCTCCTCATTTTGAAGGGGTGATTGATGAAGCGACAGGTATTTATCACGAACTTACCAGATGGTTTGACGAAGCATCTGAAAAAAAAGTACTTGTATTGACTGACGGTTCTGTTCTGGTAGATTATCCTTATCAGTCTTTTGATTCTGAATCTGGACAAGAAGCAACTTTACACAGAATATACCTGTTTTCAGCTAAAGAAAACCCTCAAGTGCAAAATGAGATAAATTCTTCGGATAATTCTTTCTTTGTCTCTGAACATGCAGGGTTAGGGTTTGAAAGTGAAGGAAGAACAGACGATTTCCGTAAAAATGTGGAATGGTTCAAAGATAAAGGGTTCATTATTCATGCTGAAGAAGGGCAGTTAGTTCTCCCTTCAAGTAGGCACGACGCAGTTAAGGCTTTAGCTAACGTTCTAAATGAGTTCTATATAGATCATGGACACATTGAAGGTACTGTTCATAAGATGTTCCCTGCTTCAACATTAAAAGCTTCAGCTTATAAACCTATCTATTTTGACACTCTTCCTTCAATGGAAACCCCTCCTGTAGGTCGTGTCTCAGAAATGATGTTTGACAGCATACCGCAAATGTTAACCTCGGGCTTTGTTGTCAATGATGATCTTACTGGGGAACGCAAAGTGCTTTTCAACGCTGGGGAGACCAAGGTAGGTTATCCGGGGCACGAGAGAAACTTAAACGTAGACGACCTGTTTGCTAACGAGGAAGATATTAAGTGGATAGAGGAAAAACAACCCAATATAGCTGAATTACTCTTTTTTGAAGAGATGTGGGATGACGTTCCTCCTTCTGGAGGGTTCCGAGACCTGAGCTCAGGAGATCCTGTTTCTGGGGGCTATTTAAATAGTGGAGTTCAACATGTCTCAGTCCATTTCTTAGGAGGTAAAACAGGAACTCACTTAGCGGAATACGGGTATATGGTAACTGTTTACAGACCATTACAGAAAAACCCTGAAACAGGTGAGGAAATCGCCCATAGTGTTCAGTCAGTTATTGTTCCTGCATATGTATCTAAAGATGGTACACCCAAATTCCTAGAAGAAAACATGTCGGAAATGGAGAATCTTCTAGGCTCAAACAGACACTCAGAAAACCAACCCACAACAATCTTAAAAAGATTTAGTGGAAACCTTAACATACACCCGACAAGCAGGACATCTCGCAGAGTGATGCAATTCCTGAATATCGCTATGCTGCAAGAGAAGAAAAGAAACATGGAACACAGGGCTGGACCTTTTGATCCGACACGGACTAAAAGGGTTTTTGATCACGGGGATACAGGGCATGAAAAAACTGTTTACGCAACTGAAAGCGTTCCAGAGAACCTGTTTAACATGGCTGGTAGATTCGCTAAAGTGTTAGGGTTCCATTTCGGAACAAACAAACACCTTGCTCCCACAAATCTCAAAGACACGCAAAAGGTACTGTGGGAGGACGAAGCTGGGAAACACAAAACCCACCGAGAAATAAGACAACGTCCTCAAACAGCTTCAAAGATACTTATCTATACCGACGTTGATTCAGGAGAAGCTGCTTCTTCTTGGGTAGAAGTAGATAGCATTAAAGATGGTCAAGGAACTAAGTACCGTAACTCTTTAAACATAAGAATGCCGTCAACTTATACCAGAGCATCTACCTACGACCATCATCCTGACCATGCTGAAGCTAAAATCACTGTTTCACCTGCAACTGCTGCTAGGTTTAGGTTGAAAGCGTATGGAAGTTACTGGAATATCTTCTCTCCTCTAAGAGGAGAAGATGTTATGGGTAAATTCACACCTAATCTCGGTAACAGTAGAACTGATGGCTCCATATGTTTCAGGACACAAACCGCTGAAGACTCAACAATAGATGAACCTCAACAAGTAATGACGTTAGCCCATGAAATGGGACATGCTTTTCACTACACGGTACTTGACTCTTTAAACTGGCAGTTCCAAGAACCTCTCTATCACTTGTTCAGAAAACTACATGCTAAGATAGGTAAAGAAAAATGGACGGAAGAGATGCTCATTTATGCAGCGTCTAATCCGCAATATGCTAAAGACTTTTTAGAAGCTTTAAAAGCTTATGATTTACCTCCAGATTCGCTCACAGACCCCGACAAAGTTAGAGCAGCACTCATTGCTGAAGGGGAACGGGGTGGAGAGTATGCCCAATACCTTTTAAGCCATGTGGAGTTGTTCGCCAACCAAATAGCTAAATGGGCTTTAGATGTCGGTGCTCTGGATAAAGATTTCCAAAAAGCCAGTAACAGTATAGATCCAGATAAACGTCCGTTCTTAGCGATACTCAAGGAAGTGTTTAAAGACATTATCAAGTCGCTTAAAAAACTTTACAACGAAGTGCTAATCGCCTTAAAGGTACGTTTTCAAGGTGACTCCAGAAGCGAAGGGTTGGAATACCTAACAGTAAAACCGATGGTTTCATTTGCTGAATGGATGGACAATTGGGTTACAAGAGTAGAAGGTCACCGAGAAACAAAAAGAAAAACAGCAGGTGATGTAAAAAGGTTCTTTACATGGAAAAAAGATGATTACAACACTCTAAGAATCTTGCCAGAAGACCCTATACTCCCTGATGAAGTTAAAGATGACCCTAGAGGAAAGATAGAAGATCACCAGATACCTAAAAGTGTCTTTGGAGAAAACGGAGACGCTAACGTTTTCCCGCAAGGGCTCGAACAAATAGATGTAGCTAGAGCGATGGCTCGTCGAAATATCTCCCCTGCTCCAGACAGTGATCCCGCAAGGGCAGAAGAAATTGAGAGTATGGCTATGGGGACAGGAGACTTTGTTAATAAAGCTAGAAATGTTATGGGTGAAGCGTGGAAAAAGGGCTGGCTTCCTATTGAACAAAAAACAGGGGCGGGTGACTTTTTCTTCACGATGGCTGTCCAACTAAGGAATCGAGGTTACGGATGGATGGTGGACCTCATAGAAGAAGTCAGGGATAACTCCCAAAGAAAATGGGGGGAAGCGAACATCAAGATGTTAAAAGGTGAAGCCGAATTGCAGGGTGGATTCTGGAAGGGGTGGTACAGGAAATTCGGGGTCTATAATATTAAGGGAGTAGGGGTCCCAAAGAAGAACCAATACATGAAAGATGTAATGCCCCTGATTCGTAAGTTTATGGAGACAGGATATGAAAGGACATATAATAAAGGAACGAAACACGAACGACAGTTTGATGAAGAAGGTAACCGACTACTGCATCCTGTTGTTGTTGGGATTGACCTTAAAACAGCTTGGGGAACATTGGCAACATCAGAACAACGACGACCCGCAAAAACAGAAAAAGAAGCGTACCAATTGTTACTCGCTCATATCTCACACGTAGCGGAAGGTAAGGAAGAAGCGTTACTAGCTCCAGTTCTTGATATTGTCGCAGCGTGGAAAGAAAATAGAGAAGAGTTAGCTAACAAGATATTAGAGATCAGTGCCACTAACAAAGATATGGGTAAGTTAGGGGAGAAAGTAGATCCTGACGAAGAGTTAGCTGAACTGCTTATGTCTATAGCATTAGGCCCAGCTAACGGTAATAACCCTCCAGCAAAAGCGCAACTGGCTAACTTACTTAACTCTAATTTTGGTGTCAGTATTACACCTGAACTAATCATTAGAGAAGCTACAAAAGATAACCTTATTAAAAGAGGTGTCTTGTTCCTTGTCCAAGATGTCGCTAATCAATACGCTGTGGCATATGATAACGGGAAAGTAATAATATATGACCACAAAAGAATGAGAGACCCTGTTTGGTTATATGACGGAAACCTAAAAATTAAGAGCGAATGGTCACCTCACAAAGCGGATTACTTACCTCACATGTTCGATCTGGAAAAATTGGGGATGGACAACCCAGCTTCCGCAAAATGGAAAGCTAGTGTTAAAGCTTTCATGGATGCGAACCCTGACAAGAATTGGGATGAAGCTATGGCAGCACAAAAGCTGTCGAGTTATATCGTAAATTCAAGGAGTAACAAATTCGGTAACCTTGAATTCACAAGAGAATACAATATCCCTTGGTATGAAGAAGACTTCTTTAAAATCACTTCAATCTACTTGTCCCGTGCATGGAGACGGGCCTACGAGATAGAGGCTTTTGGTCAAAACAACGAAATCTATGAAGAGATGATGCTCGACTTTGCTTCGGGCCAAACAGACACAAGATCTGTATCTCCAAGCCTGTTCAAGCTCAATAGACAACATAAAGCGACCCGTAAACTACGAGATGCGATGGGGTTCAACACCCCTTGGGCTCAAAGTTTACGGGGGTTGATTGATAACGCTATGCCGTTAGCAGCAGAACAAGAGAGAGGGTCTAAACTCTACTCAACTTTCTTTAACCCTGAAACAGGTGAACCGTACCATCTTAACAAAGATGAACCTCAGTTTCAGTATATGTCACTTAGGGATTGGGAGACTCTTGAAGAGGCAGGGATTCTTAACGCTAACAGGGATAATGCGGGTAACATTCAGTCATATAATGCTGTACCAGAAACTGCACACGTAGTTAATGCGCTCTTCGAGATAACTCCTGAAGGTATTGATAACGACAGTATAGCACGAAAGTGGATTGATAGGCAGATAGGAAGCGTCCATTCCTCCAGTGAAGAACGTCGGTTAGATGATCTGTATAAAGAGTTAAAAACGGCTGCTGCATGGGCATTCCTTTCCCGAGCATGGACTTCTAATATCTCTCAACCAGCGAACGCTGTCAGGTGGACAGGAATGCGGTCTTTCTTGGAAGCTGTCCGAGACATCTTCAAAGAACAAGACCGAGATTGGGCTGCTGCCACAGGTGCATTAACCAGTGATATCGCTGCTTTTTACAGTGGAGGTGTTTTCAGTGCTGATGTCCTTCTTCGTAGATGGACACCATTCCAGTTTATTGAAGCCAAGATTAACCGTCAAATCTCAGCACTTGCTGGTAGAAACTATCTGGTAGTAGCATTAAAGAAATTCCAGAAGAACCCTGATGCCAAAGAATTACGACGGTTTACGGAACTGGATTTAGTTAGGTTATCAGATGAAGAGCTCGGTGCACTCGGGGCAACAGCAACAGAGAAAGATATCGATAGAGCAAAAGCAGAGAAAACAAAAGAACTGCTTTTTGATGCTATAGGTGAGAACGGGGTTACAGAAGAAGAGATCAATATAGCGAAAAGCTTTGCCTCAAATGTTCTTCCATACGTTACGAAAGATGCAGACGGAAAAGCTGTCCTAACTGAAGAGAAGGATAGTAACGGTAACCGTATAGTTAAAGGTGACTACACGCATCTCCAAAAACTTTCGCAAATAATTTCGAGAGGTGCGTTACGGATTTCAAATAAGACCCAGTTCAAAACAGAACCTATCGATCTTCCTCCATCGTACACTGCATCTCCTCTGGGTAAACTGATGGGCCAGTTTACAACGTTCACCATCAAACAAGCACAGTTCACTAAAGATGCGCTTTGGAGAGATTGCAAGAACTTCAGGAACGATCCGTTCGGTGTCCTACCTCCGATGTTGTCATTTCTAGTTGCAGCAGGAGGTTTGGGAATGGTGTCCAATATCATTGGTTCACTGTTCAACGCTGATATAGACGAAGCTAAGAAATGGATCTATGAATCAAACGAAATTCAAAACCTTCTTGCACACTGGAACCGAGCAGCAGCGTTTGGAGCAATCTCCTACTTATTAGATGTAGGGAATATCCCGGGAGCAATAGGCGGGTTCTTTAGTATCCGTGCATTCGGCCTTGCTGAAAGGTTGTACAGGTATCCACAGAAAGCTCCGAGACTAATCCCTGTAGTTGGACCTGCAATACAAACAACTTTAGATAGAGGTTTCAAGGAAGGTTTCTGGGGAGGAGATGAAGATTACGGTACTCCTGCTATGAATCAGGTTATGGGAAGAAGAGGCCGAGGTGGGGGTAGAGGTAGAGGCAGAGACACACGGAGATAGATGAATACAAGTAAGGAAGACTTTAATGATTTTCTAAATGAGGTTAATTTAGAAGAGGAAGATCCTGATAAGAGAAGGGATAAAGAGTTTGATACCTTTCAGGAACTTGATAAAGATAATAGGTTAATAGACCCCGAACATAATGGTGTAGCAGCTAGGGCGCATGAATTAAACCTTGAACTGATTGAGATTATCAAGTATCGTAACTCTAAGAAATGGCATCTGTCTTTCTTTCTAGTACTGATATTGTTTATGATTATCTTCCTGATGATGGCGATGGTTGCTGTTGGGAAAGATGTAACTGAAGAATGGAAGGAAGTACTCCTAGTATTATTAGGGGCGTTCGTGGCGAGCTTTAGTAAACTTATAGATTTCTGGTTTAACAACCAAGAAGCAGAAAATGCCTTACTTAAAGCAGCGCAAGATGTGAATGGTGATGAATGAGAAAACTCATAAAGAAAACTTTAAGAAAATTAAAGATGATATCAAGAAAGAAGTTGAATCTAACCCTCAACACAAGAGTGACAAGGTACAGGCGCATGCTGCTGGTGGTCTCGGCATTACTGGGATGTTGGGGTGCGCTGGTGCTGAAGCTCTTGAATTGATAGGTGGACACGTAACAGAAATAGTTGGAGGAGGAACAGGGATCGGCATAATACTGTTCTTCCTCTTTAAATTCTTTGCCATAGAAATGGAGGAATTACACTAATGGAAATCATCAATAACTCTACTAGGAAATTTGGTGAGAACGCATCTTACATCTTCTTGAAAGACAATCTGGGAGATGAAGACGATAAAGCCTACCTTTTCACCCGTCACGAACTCTGGCAAGCAGAACAACGGGCCAAGAGGAAAAGCGGGCTGATCCCAAAGAGTTTCTGGAATCGCATCTTTAGATAAGATATAATAAATGAGCGATTCTAAGGAGGACCATGAATAACCTAGCATTGACAAATCAGGAATTGGTAAAACCGATATCAGTGCTCTTCAAGGACAGGGTTTATCCTATCCATGTCAAGTTTAACCCCGCTACTGTTTGTAATATTCGTTGCACTTTCTGCAATAATGATGATTATAATTATTTGAGTCCTGATGCTAAAAATCTGGCAAACATCCCAGATACCATCAAGATGTTTAAAGGGTTGCGTGATCGTGGCACAAAGGCTGTTAGTATCGAAGGTGGTGGTGAGCCTACAGTTCATCCTGATTTCAACTTACTGGTTTCATCATTGGCAGGTTTGGGTCTTGAGGTAGGGTTGTTAACCAATGGCACTCGATTAAAATCAATTGAGCCTGTGATGGGCTTGTTCACTTGGGTAAGGGTAAGTTTCTCTGATGAATATGAAGATATAACAGCAAATGACCTGACATTGGACCTAGTTCTGGATCAGGTCTCAAGCTGGATAAAAACTGAGCAGCAGGTCGATATCAGTTTCAATTTCGTGGATATGGGGATCGATAACGTTATATGGGACGGGGTTGTTGAGTTCATAGCCGAACATCAGGGATACAGCAACTTCTTGGGGATGAGGGTCTCACCTGATGATACTCAAGATAAAGGATTGACTAAAGAGTCTGATCTTGAAAGTGTTATCTTTACAGGGGGAGTAACTGAAGACACTCCCATACCTAAAGGGGGTCGATGTAAGGTAGGGTTAGCCAGACCCGTGATAACCCCTAATCATACGGTATACGCTTGTTGTCGCCTGATGGAAGGGTTCAACTTCTCTGCACCTTATAAAGAAGACATCTTAACGATAATTGATAAGCAGATAGAATACACATGTTCTCTTACCGAATGCCCTTTCAACAGCTTAAGAGAGACCCTAAACAGTATTGACGAGGTGAGGCATCCGAATTTTGTTTGAATTCAAACGTTGAAAGGAATAGTTGCAGTTGTTCATGGGGAACCGCCCAACTCATATGATAACCCTATGCCTGAACACCTTCTGGATCAAGTAAAGTTAGGCCCACAGGGAGCAACCGATCCTGCCACTAATCTTATGGATAGAGGGTTTACATATCAATATCATAACTGGGAGATCTTACCACTTTTAGGGGAGGGTTATGAGTTCAGGAACATGTCTCTCGACAAAGTTCCTAACCATGTCATCGAGTATGCTTTTATATATGTAGGCAATTTTCATCTAGAGACATCTTTGTCGTTCTTGTCCTCTGCTTTTGATTCTTGCCGTAATGTTTTTCTTTTTCACGATTTAAACTCTTTTTGGCTATTGTCTACAGCTCTTGTTTTTCTGGAAGAACATAAAGAAAAAATAACGGGGCTTATTGTTCAGAACCCTGATATAGTTAATGTTGTTGAAAAGGTAACTGGTATAAAAACTTTGGTAGCCGTAAGTACCACTGACGGATTGGAAGAGGATATCAAACAGGTACAAGAGCCAACTAAAGAGTTATTGGTTGCTGGAGGGCCAAATGAACGGGGTGGTATCGTTGGCAACACTTTTGCAGAATACCATTTCAAAGGCAATTATGATGTTATCCAAAGATACCCGCATGAACTCCCAAAAGTGTTAGATGGTTGTGCGAATTTTTATGAACATATGGAACTGGATGCTTGGCGAAAGTTTATTGTTGATTATAAATATATAATTGATGGTACAAATGGGGGGTGTTCTTATGGTCGTGTAGGTTGGGATGCTTTTTGTTCGGGCCGTAGTTTTATTAGTGTTAAGAATAGAAGCTACGCATCTTACCTGTTTGATGCCATCTCTATTAATTCTGAGGTTGACTTGGCTGACTGGGAAGATATTGGTTGGCAAGAGGCACATAAATTAGCCAAAGAACGGTTAGTCACTAAAGAAGATCTACATGCTATGTGGTTACAGGTTCTTTAAATAAAATACAGGAGATAGTAATATGGAAACGTTGACCGAGGTAAGGAATCACTGGGTTGAAAAGGGTTGGCATATTGGTAATCAGAAGTCGGGGATAGGTTATTTGGAGAATTTTTATGATAAGGTTTTCCCCCCATTAAGAGAAAATTGCAAAGCCTTATTGGAAATAGGTGTTTGGCATGGAGGCAGTTTAGACCTATGGAGGGCATACTTTCCTGACGAAACTGAAATATATGGTATCGACAATCTCCCAGAAAACGTCCTCTATCGTTCAGAGGTAGAGGGTCACCACCTCGAAGGTGATGAAATTAAAGGGGCAACGCTTATTGTAGGGGATGCTTATTCAGATGAAGTCGTGAACCAGCTTCAAGATAACTATTTTGATATTATTATAGACGATGGTAACCACGCATATACGTCTTGGGAAATCCTGATAGTCAAGTATTACCCTAAATTAAAGACTGGGGGAATAATGATTATTGAAGATCTGATGTCCACCCTCGATATTGGCTCCACGGAGAGGGAATCTTTAAAGGCTAAGGCAGAAGAGGTGGGATTTTCCTCTGTTGAAGAGCACGATATGAGTGGATTCGCCAATGGTGCACATTTTGATAATAACCCTATGCTTCAGGGGGAGACTTTTATATTAAAACTAGAAAAATAAATGTTAAACCTCTGGAACTCTCAAACCCCCCAGACGATTATTATGACTTCAGCTATGTATACAGGGACAACTTTCCTGAGAGAACTTTTGATATCGATACCGCACTTGGTAACAACCCTAACCAGAGACCTAGCCAATGACAAGTCGGGGCCTTTTTATTTGCAGGATTGCACAGGTAAGGTTTGGAATTCACCTCAAATTAACTTAACTGATCTTAATAGCTATTTAACTAAACTGAAGAGAGGTAATGGCAAGATATTATTCCTAGAAGGGCATATCCATGAACATTGGATGCACAGTCTTGTCTTTTTTGTGACTTTTAATCATAAAGTCATATCCCCCATAAGACATCCATTTGATTCGTTGCTAACGAAATACCTGAGACAAGAACCTCATATCCTAAATACTGACCCTTACGACAGGCATCCGGGTTGGCTTTGGTCTTACTTGCAGATCCTAGCCTTACAAAAGAATCGACCTAAAGATGTAGTTTTGGTTCCTGTTGATTTATTAGGTCAAAAACCTGAAGAGGAACGGGTAACCGAACTTGTTTCTTTGTTAGCTAGTATTGGTGTCAAGGTCAGTGAAAAGAAAAATCAGGAATTTTACCAGTTAGCTAGGGAATGGAAACCAACAAACACTCACACTTCACAGTTTCAAGAAGAAAAGAGAGCAGTCAGCGATGAAGTGTATCAAGAAATTACTGACAGGTTAGAGAAATCCAATGTTTACTACTATTTGGAACAAGCAGGGATTCATTACCCCATAAAAAAAAGACCCTAGTGAATGAGACTAGGATCTTTTTTATTGTTTGAAAATAACAAAGGAGAAGCAATATGAACGAGCGATGTCTGAAAACGCTATGACTGAAGCACACATTGCAACATAAACAGTCTAACTCAACAGAACAGTCTTGTCAAGAGTCGTATCGTTGTGTCCCGTCTCGTCGCATTGTTATGTTGTGGGATGTCGCATTGTGTTATGTCGCATTGTCCAGTAACGTCCTGATCCGTCCCGTCTCGTCGCAGTGTCAAGTGCAGTCCGGTCCCGTAAAGTCGCATTGTATTGTTTGGGCTAGTTTCGTACTGTATTGGTTACGTCGCAATGGCAAGTCAAATAGCGTATAGTTTGGTCGCATTGTGATGTCAAGTGAAGTCTGGTCGGGTCCCGTCCAGTCGCATTGTCCCGTACAGTTGCGTTCTGTTTAGTCGCATTGTCAAGTCACGTTCGGGGTGAAGGCTCGTCCTGTCGCATTGTGAAGTCCTGTCGTGTCATGTCCAGTCCCGTCGCATTGTATCGTATTGTCCTGTCTTTGTCTGGTCATGTCGCATTGTACCGTATCGGTGCGTCAAGTCTTGTCGCATAATGTATCGTCGCATTGTTCGGTAGCGGATAAGTTAGGTCCTGTCGCATTGTTTCGTTTTGTTTTGTCCAGTAACGCCCTGTTTCGTTCCGTCGCATTGTAATGTAATTGAACTTTTTTCGTAAAAAAAAGCGATTTGGCGAATTTTTCGAGAATTGCTTCGTATAGGGTCGGAACAGGGGCTGTTAGAGTAGCCCCCACCCCATTATAGCACATTAGCACCAATCGTGATAATCTTTGTACCAATCCACGAAATTTTGTACCCCCACCTTAATAAAAGTGCGAGGTCGGTAAGTCGTCACTTCCTGCAATTTACTGATATCTGCATTGGTGAAACTGATATCTCCCAGTTGATAATCTGTTAGCTTGATTTTCAGCTTTTTCCCCGTTGCATCTTCAATCGCTTTCACAAAGTGATACTTACCCTGCCAATCCTCTGAATAAAGCGGGACGGGATTGTTTGATCCCACGTTGAAGATATGATGATAAAATGGCCTTGGGTTTTCTATACCACTCAACCCTCGTTCCATCGCTAAGACCAAACCTTCTACCGCATCATCGACGTAGGTAAAGTCTCTGGCTTGGGAGCCAGACCCATACAACTCTACCTCTTCATCTTCAAGGATAGCTTTAGTGAATTTCCATAAAGCCATATCGGGTCTACCCCAAGGCCCGTAAACAGAAAATAACCTTAAACCTGTGCAAGGAATTCCGTACATGCGGGAATAAGCTTCTGCTGTCACCTCGTTACTCTTCTTGGTAGCAGCATACAGCGAATAAGGGTGATCTGTGTTATCAGTTTCCTTGTACCCTGTGGATGTACTAACCCCATAAACACTTCCTGAAGAAGCGTACACCAAATGAGGTGTCGGGTTCATGTTTCGAGCAGTTTCCAGTACCGATTGGAAGCCTGTGATGTTAGGCAGGTATTCTTCAGGATGATCGATTGAATGGCGAACACCCGCTTGTGCAGCAAGATGAATAATCACATCTATACCACGAAAAGTCAGGTCCTCTTTCTCCATCCCCACAACATCCATATGTTTGAACTCGAATTTCCAGTTGTCCATCCATTCAAGATTACCGATCCTATCTTTTTTCAGCTTAACGTTATAGTAGTTATTGATGTTATCGATACCTATAACGTTATGGTTATCGGATAACAATCTCTTAGTAACGTGATAACCAATAAACCCAGCGCAACCTGTAACTAGAATCTTCATCCCTTACCTCCTATCCTACCTTTCCATTCACGTTTAGGGCTCCAGTCACCTGCAAAAAGGATGGTGAAATCCAGTAACCCTAATTTACTGATGGGAGAATCTTTTGAAAGAATTTCTGTCCCTCCATTGACAGCTAACGCTCGAGGTAAAATCCGAAAATATCCACCGTTACAGATAAGTTCTGATGTTTGAAGTTCCCCGAAAACGAAGCTAAAGTCTTTGTCCCAGACCCCCTCTTCAAGTTCCTCCCTGAGCAAGTCATAATTTTCGCCACATCCCAAAAAATCTTGGATATCGCAAATACCGAACACAAGCAGTTCATGTGAGCTTTGCGGAAAACTGACAGAAGCAGTAAACCTGCCTGAATCTAATGTCCCATCAAACTTTATTTTCAGGTCCATTAAAGCGACGCTTCGTTTCCCTTGCTCAAATAGCATCTCTGCAAAGTCTTTAGGGAACAAACTCAACTGCAAGGACTTTAACGATCCTGATTGGGATTTATTCGTCGATATCTTGATCTCCATCTTCTTCTTCCTTCCTTTTATAGTAAGCTTTCTGTTTACATGTATTAGAACAATACATCGCCCGTTTATGACGGGTCTCGAATCGTGCTCCGCAATGAACACATGCTCTGCCGTCACCAAAGACGGCATCATCCCTGTTTTCATCTGTGATACGTTCTATCTTAAAGTTGCAGATACGCACGGGAGGATTCTCAGGGTGAGAAAACAGTCTCCCCTGATTGGCATTGAAAATCTCCAGCAAAGTCAAAGCTGGATCATCCGTTAAAACCTCCAGATTGATTATCAACCTTGCGTTAGAAGGAGTTCTGCTATGAGCTCCCGCTACCGCATTAAGATGCTGTTTGTTGGAATCAGTGTCCCGATCCCAATAGTGGATCACTTTTTCTCTAGGCATCTCCTTCACCCTCCTTTTCAATCCAATCTACCATCTCATTAAGTTCCTCAATCTCAAGTGATCGGACAGTATTTCTATGCATCTCCATAGCGTGTGCCTGAACCTTGTCGTTGGGAACACTCTTCTCCTTCATCTTTACCCGAAGCATCTCCAGTAAAGTTTCCCGTTTATCTTCCTGCACTTCACGGGCTTTGGTTTTGGATTCGATGCGTGACATCTCTTCCGCTGACGCATACTCGCTTCCGCTTAATCCCGCTGCTGCGAGTGCTCTCCCAATAGCAGATGTCTCACAATTTTCAGTATAAGAAGCGAAATTAACGTTCTGCTTGTTTGTCTTCTCGATGAACTCCAACGCATGACCCACAAAAACGTCAGGTTGTTCCTGATCCTTCTTATGGTGGGTTACCGTTGATTTCATCAAGATGAAGGTGTCGTTAAGTTCTTCAATCTCTGTCTCAACCGAAACTGAATCACCTTCATCCCTTTTCTCATGGAACATAACCATCCGTTCCGCAACAGTACGATACTCTTTACCACGAATTTTGATAGGCATCTCAATTCTCCTCCTCAGATTCTACGATTGTGTGACAGGCAACTTCCAGAAATCGCATATAAGGTCCAGTTAAAACTTGATAGTTCGTCTGGTCAATCTTCTTTTCGACTTCTTTAATCGCATCTTCCCTGTCACTAGCTTCTACCTCAAGTAATTGCTCCATCGTTAGCTGGAGCACCGCTACGTATTTATTTTTCTTCATAAAACTTCCTCCTCTTACTTAATAATGGGCACAAAAAAAGCGTGAAAACTAACCGTTTTAGAGGCTAATTTTCACGCTTACCAATGTCACGTTTTGTGAAGTGTCGTACCGTTCTGTTTGGTCGCATTGTAAAGTACAGTGGGGTTGCGTGACGTTCCGTCGCATTGTAGAGTACAGTGTCGTAAGGTTTCGTCGCATTGTTGGGTGTTGGAACAGAAAGTATCGTCATGTCGCATTGTCTTGTTATGTGGTGTATCGTATTGTCATGTCGCATTGTTACGTACTGTTTTGTCGCATTGTATAGTATCGTCTTGTCGCATTGTGAAGTTTTGTCCAGACTGCGTTGCGTCTCAGCTTGTCGCATTGTAAAGACATGAGAGTAAGCCTAGGCGCACCTAGGCTTATCTTTCATCCGTTTTTAGGCTTACGTTACCTTACTCATGGTATAGTATCGTCTTGTCCTGTCGCATTGTTACGTTTCGTCGTATTTGGGTTTGTCAACGGTAATACGGTTTTTGCTCAGGGAACTGTGACGGGAGGTATCCTTTGAACACCTCCGCTGTTATTTTCCCTTCACAAAGAACTGAATTCAGATCACTAAAGCTTCCCCTACCGTTGAACCTAGGATTCAATTTCTGTTGCAAGGCATGTCGGTATCGATGGGCATCTTCAAGCGTCTTGAATTTCTTCTTTATCGCATGTTTCAAGACACCTGAGTTGTACCACCATCCACCTTCTTCCTTACCTCCAAACAGACGGTCAGTATCGTAGATTCCTACCCAGTAGGTTCCTTCATCCCTCAAAAGATGACTACGCCAGACCGCACCGTCACTAATATGGTCAACGTGGATTTCTGACTCAACAGTCTTACTACACCCTTCACAGATGTAGAGATGGTCTCCCTTAAAAAGGAAAAGCCCGTCTGTTTTGCTCTGGGGCTCATCCCACGGGATGTCTGCCAACGTATCACAGTCAACGCATTCGATAACCCGTCTCAACTGAGTCTTGTGTTTATGTTTGTTCATTGTTATTTCCTCCTTTCTATTTTTAGGCAAAAAAAAATGGGTGAGAACAGAACTCCCTGCTCTCACCCTTGGTGCTAATCTTCTGCATCCAGCTTCTCTTCGATCCTACGGAGTTGGTCTAGCACACCGTCCAGCTTTCGATTTAAGAGACTGAATGCGCTATGGAGACCATATCCCTCACGGAGGTGTTCATTGACCCCTTGAAGCACTCCTCGATGCAAATGGTCTACCGTTAAAGGTTCCTTGTCTTTATCTTTGAACCATAAGTGTTCGGGTTCCATATCTTCTCCTTCTAGTTGAATACTGCTTTTTCCTTTTTTCGGTCACCAACAATCGTCATCCCGAAAAAGACCAATGCTTCATCTGCGAAATCCTTTGCTGATGCTTGTATCTTCTCGCTTCCAATTTCACGAAGAAATTCTTGGTGATGCTTCAGCAAAACGTCTTCGTTTGCGTCCCAGAACATTTGGGATACTTCCTCAAACTCTTCATGCTTGAAGACGAACTTGCAAAGGTTCTTGAAGTTAGCAAGAGGTGGAGCCTCCCCCACCCTCGCTACTGCCCAGTTGACTGGGATCTTCAACATCGCATATTCCTCGTTGTCGAGTACATCAAATGGATTCATTATTGTGCTCCCACGACAATAGACATTACTTTCAAAAAGACTAGCACCCCCATACTACCAGCTATCAGGGTGAAAATGTCTGCGAAGAATGTTTTCATTTTTTCGCTCCCCTCTTCTTCTTCGCAGGTGGATCTATTTCTTCAAACACTACTACGTCGAACTTCCCTTTCTCAAAGCTTCGTTGGGAGCCCAGCCCAACTTCCTGTCCCAACTCAAGGATTTCTTGCAGGTGCTCGGGGTTAATGTCTTTAGTGCCTTCCATCCTCACACTGAGACACCAGATTTGAAACTCAAGGGTTGGCTTGATAAGATACTCCGCACTCTTGAGGATTGACCGCATCCCTTGCATGGTCTGAACGTGACCAGCAAAGTCCTCGATACCGTCTTCCTTGGGTCGGAACGGTTGAAATATAATCTTCTCTTCCGTGAACTCCTCCCCAATCCGTCCCTTCACCGCTGTCCCTTCACGAAGCGTCTGCTTACTTCCCCTGAGAAGTACAGTTAGCTTCAGTAGGGAAATGCACTGCTTCATCATCGCCTTGACAGCGTAGTCTCCAATATATAAAGCGTCTCTTTCAGTGCATCGCTTGAAGCCTGTTCGTACCTTCTCCTCCTCCTCTTCCAGATCCAAATCAGTTTCCACAATGGAGGTATCCTCTGACCCGAATTTCGCTTCCACGTAATTCTTGACGAGCTCTTTCGATTTCGGGAGCCCACCGTAGATACGGTTGCGGAATTCCAGCTTCACATTAAACTTCCTGAATATACTCATTTGCTTCTCCTTTTATTGGTACATCATGTCATCAAATTCTCTCGCACAGTTCACGAGATATTGTTTTGTGCGGGCAATCCGCACATTCAGACTTTCTTTTCGCCACGTTTGATGCTGGAGGTACTTGAAAACCTTCTTCATCCATCCGTAATCTGGTAGAGACACAACTAGTCTCTTCAAGCTACCAGCGTCATTATACTCGAATACTATTGAATGCTCTCCCCCAGAGTGGCATGGTTCAAATACTATCGTGCCACGCTCGTCTGAGAATCTCATTCCTCCTCCTCCTCGTGGTTATCCTCCCAATCACACCAAGCAGTATAATCCCTCATCTCTGCCTTGGTCATTTTGTCGAGAAGTAGATTAAGATGCTTCTTCATCCCCTCAAGTTCCGATTGCAGTAAATCAATTTGTCGCACCTTCTTCGATACCTTCAACAGCAATCGTTTGGTCATTAAATCTTTCAACATGGTTCCTCCTTCTACTAATGGGCAAAAAAAAAGCCCCTCCGAAGCGGAGAGGCTTTTACCCTATATCAGGATAGTATTGTCACCCTTGACGGTAACCTTCTTAGCCTTGGGATCTACCTGACTGAATAGCAGTCCCATGCCGATAAATTCTTTCCTCTCTCGAGTGCTTTCAAAGCTATCGAAGTAGGTAACCGTTGAGGTATCTCCACCAAAGAGATCTGGAGTCCAATCCCCTGACCCAACACCTTTTTGAGGGTGTTGGCTGGGGTCTCCCTTGAAACACTCGAACTCCCACTTATCATTCTCAATGGTAGTCTTAAGCATGAACTTATTCATGTCCATAATCTCACCTCCTTTCATATCATTTTCTTGTATCCTCGTTCTTCATAATCCTCCACCTCTGACTCCAGCACCAACTGTCGGCAAGGATGTGGTGCTGGGAGCAACACAGATGTATGTTTGATATCTTCTTCCCCGTCAAAATCTTCTATGAATGCCACTTGATTCCTCGTTGTCGAGTTTATAAACTGGGTCTCCTTTCCTTCCTTGTCCCGCCTTCGTTTACTCGTGCTGATCATAGGCACGATTTCGATAGGCTCATCCACTGGGTTCCGCTTGAGTCGGTTCCTATCTGACGGTGATAATGCGTCAAAGTTCCTGATGAACTCCCGTACACCTTCTGAGTGACCGTAATCCACCCGCCTTGTGTCATCCTCGTAAGCGTCGTTCGTGTTGATCCGTTCCACTTGGGTGAAATGTACCCGCACATCCAACCAGCCAGTATACTCGTTGCCATCCCCCAACAAGAGAGCTTCTTTTTCGCTGTCTTTAAGACTGTCTTTCAATAGAAGTGCAATCGGACAGGATTTGCTGTTGTTGGTTTTCCCTTTGTCGAGATGAGTCCCTTCCATTTTGAGTCTCATTCGTTTTCTCCTTTGTGTTTACCCAAAACATATTCCAAAGCTTCTATCCAACCATTCAGTATTCCTTCTTCAATAGTCGCAGGATAGTCTCCTTCGTCGAATTTCCATTTCTCTCTATCCTCATAAAGCTCTTGAAGATGTTCTGTTATCTGCTCCTTACTCTTCATGTTGTTTTTCTCCTTTTGATTGATTTAACTGATCCTCTACCCTTAGGGTATGTCAAACTATTGCTTAAATCGAATCCTCATACCAAAAAAAAGGGCTCAGACCCCAGTTCACCTGAGATTTGAGCCCTTTGACTATTTTACGCCATGACCAAGATTGCGATTGCTATCCACACGGTCATGGTTACGAAGAAGCCAACGGTTTCTAGGATGGTCATTCTCGGTCATCCTTTACGGAGTTATAGTTATCAACATCCTCTTGTGTTATTAATCCTATTTCTCCTTTTTGTTTTCTCTCTACCAGTTCCTCAAGATACACCGTCATCCTTCGGAGTTCGTACATGGCTTCTGTACCCATGATCCCCAAGTGATCGAGTGCTTTGACAAACTGTACCAGAGGTTCATCCTTATCCTTATCCTCTTCCTCTGGAACCTCTACCTCTTTTAAAGGTAGCTGGAGAGGTGCTTGTCTATTGAGCGCACACATTTTGAATGCCTCATTGATCTCGTTACGGATGGCTGACTCTATCCTCTCCAGTTTCTCATCTGTCTCCCTTCTCGCTTCGTTGACGTATTCCTTCACCTCGCTCTCAGTCGGGAGTACTCTCACTCGCTCATTGATTTCCCAGAGGATGCTTTGTAACTCCCTTGTATGGGCTGTAATCTCTGAAGAAACTTTCTCTCTTAGAGATCCTTCGAGCTCATCCAGTCTCTTGAAGATGTCCACTCCCAATCGGTCTACGTTGACGTTGGAGGTATCAATCTCGATATGCTGGGCTATGTCTTCAGCGTCAATAGCGAGATGCCTTGCTACGTCTTCAGCGTCGATGTTGATAGATATATCACTGGTATCAATCTCCAGATCATTTGCGAGATGGTCGGCAATCTCTGAAGCGTCAATGTTGCTGGCAATATTCTCGCTCGATATCTCTTCAGATTCAAACGTGGCTCCGATCAGATCCCTGAGACCATTGATCGTGCCAACCAAATCCGTGGTCGCTTCCGCTTGTCCTTGCCCAGTGCTGGCTTCGAGAGCTAACTTTTTCATATCCACTCTCATGTCAGCAGAGAATGAACCTTGAAGGAAGTTTTTCATTATGTCGCTTTGACCGTGTAGCATATCTGAGATGCCAGAATATTCCACTCCACCGTTGATAACGGAGGTGTTCTCTTTAAGGGCTTCTACTATGCTTGTAATTCCTGATTCTATCTTGCTGTAATCCATTTGTTTCTCCTTTGGTACTTACTACGGTACATTTCAGCACCGCTGAGTGCAGTGCCTTCACTTATAGGCAAAAAAAAAGCGAGGGAGTTTAAGCCCTCGCTATTGGTGTTACTCGATGATGTTATTCTTGATGGTCTCTAGTTGTTCAGTATCCGTTACTTCGATACTGAACTCGTCCATTTCCATCAGATCTTGGTCTGAGTCCATGAGTTCCATTAGTTCCTCCAGATCGAGATCTGGGAACAGTAGGATGTCTATCATCTCTTCTTCTCCTTTATTGGTGCTACTGATTTAATCGATGGACTTAACAGTCCAGCCCTAAGCCATGCATTGTCGTGGGCAAAGTTTAGTCGTGCTAACTTCTTAGTGGGAGCCAGCACATACTCTCTGTCTCCCGCTATTGAGGTTACCTGCCACTTCCTTACTGCTGGTATTCTACTCATATCATCTCCATCTCATCTTTGACATCTCTTCGCTTCTCCCTTGCATCTCTTGCATCTGCATCTAGTTTTATGCTTCTACTAATAGGCAAAAAAAAAGCGGAGGTTTTACCCCCCGCTTGGTTATGCTGATAGTCGTAGCAATTTGCTTTTGTTGCTACCGTGGCTCAATACTGCTATGTTCTTCGCTTTTATGCTGTTACCAGCGCATAAACCGCAGTCTTTGCACTGTATCAGTGGGTTCTTGATATGTGGACAGAGAATTTCATCCGCTTCAAGGTTGGCTTCATCCTCTATCGTTCGATAGGTTCGGAAGCCAAGCTCGTTGGCTTGCTCTTTTTCTTCGACCGTATGAACTGATGCCATGCAGTCTCTAGCAAGCTTTTTCCCGTTTTCCTTCATCCAATGATGAGTATAACCAACGTGGTTCTTTGTCGGATATTCTTCACGGAATTGCAACGTTGATTCCAGCGTTGCATATGGATCGCCCCAACCACCTAAGCGGACACCTTTATAGGCTAATTCTGCCCGTACCATTCCCTGCTCTTCTTCGCTTAGATCATGGTAGTGCACTGCTTTCTGATACTTCGCTAGAAATGCA